GAAGAATTTCCAAAATGTATCGTTTGCTGGATACTGATTGACTAAAAAGCATTTATCCATGGATACATTTCTGTAATCTTTCATCATTATATCCCAAGTCACAACAACATTGTGTTTAGCTTCGTTTATTTTTTTCGGACCTTTTGGCTTTCTGTAACTCAAGTTCGTAATACCGTTGATTGAATTCAAAAGCGAATTTGAATTACAACACAGCATTCTGCGTATGAATTTGTTCTTTTTCAGTGTCCGCTCAGGGCGTCTTCTAATAAAAACAATTTCACACACATTCGACTTCAGCAAGTTTGCCAACTCAATCCGATTAACCTTTCTCATTTACTTTACAGATTCCAAACATTCTCTGTTCATTGATGAACAGTCCGTTTTTAAGTTTTCCGTAATCTTCAACTTCAAGATTGGTAATTGGAATTCCCATGTTGTTGGGGAATACTACAATTTCGCCAACCTTTGTATATTTTACATTGGGTCCAATCAGAATGACTTTGCCTTTTCTCCAAGCATTGTGGACTTGATTAATCGGAACGGCGATTCCACCGCGTAGGATGTATTCAGACCCATCTTCTGAACCGTGAATATCACAATATTCAATCAGAATTACATCATCGAAAACCTTCGATAGTTTGTAATCATCCAGACCGAAATCGCTTGGAAGTGCTCGATCTGCTAGATCGATGTGAGACTTTTGAGGAGTTAATATATCTACAGATACTGACATGTAAACATTTAATTACATTTCAGTATTTGTCAACATATTCCATTCTCTCTTTGAATAAAAGTCAGGAACCTGATGCTCGATTTTATCTGATGCCTGTTGTTTTTTGTTTTTCTTCACGTAATCAATTTTACGCTTTTTAACCTTTGGTAGTACATGCTCGAAAAACCTATATGTGTCTTCGTCTGAATTGAAGATATCATGATATGTGTTTGTCGTGGCGTTGATATAATCAACATAGGCTCCATTGCTGTAAAACGAAAAATATCGATTTACCATATAAGGAGAAAATTCATCAAGAGCCGATGCATCTATTTCGGGGGACGGCTTTTCGAAAAGCAAGTGGTTTATAGCGCTGAACATTGTGTAGTATTAGACTCTACCAAGAATTCTGAACTTTGCAAGATCAATCGGCCATTCGCAAGATCGAAAATGTGATTTTTACATCTTGCCATTTCCGATTTCAAATCATCAATGTTCAAGTTTACATCTCTTGTGTTATCTATCCCGCCTTTGCAACTGATTAAAAATTCAAATTTCGAAGATGGTATTATAGTAACATCCCTAGTATTAAAATAATAATTTAAATAGCTCTCATCATTTACAGCCGGTTCGTAATTTTTTGATTTGTTGATCTCCATCAACTCATTCAATTCTGACAACATGTTTAGAACCTTTTCATAACGACCACCAAAAAATGCACCATAACAATAAGTTAAATGTTCTTCTGATCCGCCTAAACAGCAAGATGAAATTGGATTTCTATCGAATGGTTTTTTATATACATCTGGATTATCGGGATCGAATGCCATGTATGTCGAATTTCCGAAATGTTCTCCAGCTACGATATTGCCGCCGATGAACCAATCCCCAAACTCCTTATTTATGTTCGTATCTGCATCAAAATAATAAAGATAATCAACGTCGATATTATCTTTATTGTCTAGTATATTATGAAATTTCGAATTAGTTCCTTCCAACCAGCTATTGTGTTTAGTCTCAAAATATTTGTAATTTATATAGTCTGGTAAGCATTCAGAAGGATCAGAATCTGAAAATATAAAAAACTGTAGGTAGAAATTTCCCTTATAATACTTGTAAAACTTCTTTATAAATCTTATAGCTAAAACTATATAGGCGTTTGTCCCTATGACATAAATTCCAAGTTTTTTCATTTCAATGGTTGTAACTTTAAGTTAGGATTCTCAGTTTTATAAATTCATCTCTATGTATGTCACGGCTATACTCACCATTCATCCAATATTCTGGAACTATTATTTTATTTTTGTTAGTTCCTAAAAAACTACCCCACCACGAAAATGAACTATTGCTACACACTATATTTTTATATTTACTCAATAAAATTAAATCATCTAACGCCGGTCTGGATCGATGTAAATTAAATTTATAGCCTTTAAATTCGTTAGAAATATACTCCGGCGAATCTGAGAAGATGTCTATATTATATCCATCAAATATTTCAAAACATTTGTTGAAATATTTTGTATTACATATTTTATATGCATTTTCTATTGTCAGGTAGTCACCCCTCCTTATATGAAAGGCTACCCTATCAGAATTCATAGAATCTATGTCGGAAGGTGTGTATAGTAAATTTTTAAAATCATCGGCATAATTTTGAAAATATTTCAAAGATTGAAAATATCCATTTAAATGTATATCTTTATCTTTTTCAGGGTCTGGAATCTTAACATATTTATAAGCATTATGCTCTGTAAATTCGCATTCTTTTGATAATGGAATTTCATAGTTGAAGTTTTTAAATATTGTTCTTGAATATGGATCGGATGCAGATTCACCATCATATGGAAAATTTTCAGTATTAATTTTTAAATCTAAGTTATAATCTCTGCAATATGCATATGCGGCAGCAATTTGAAACAATTGATTGCCCAATCTGCCGCGTAATTTTATATAACACTTATTCATAATATTAATATTTCAATCTTGCACCGTGGAATGGATATTCATCATCAAACAAATATCCATTCTGATCTAATGCCATCCATATTTCATTTTGCAATAACAGCACATTTTTAGTTTTACATATAAGGGAAAATATAGATTGATCATGTCTATGATCGATGAAATCAGGGTGATTTTGAATAATTGACGGACTATCATCTATCAGATGATAGTCCGAAGCCAACTTAATCCATGTATTTATTATATCTACAGTATTGGGAGTTTTTTTAATGATGAAAGAGGTCGCGGCTACTTGACCAGTGTTTAAGAACCTTTCAGCATTTAATTGAACCACTAAATCCATTTTACAATACTGACATTCTAAATGAGGCGTTTGAAACGCCAACATGTCTACCTCGCGCAACAATTCTTTATATTCATTAAATCTACGAATGCCTTTTGGATTAATAATGCATCCAATATCGCAATATACTAATATATCCCCGGCCTCCATATTATCCAAACATTTCCCGACTATTGTTGGTTTCCACGACCAATATCCAAACCCTCTAGAATTGGTATTGCAATAATTTAACATATCGGATGATAAATCTTCCTCTCCGAATAGTTTTATATGATCGAAAAATTTTGAATTTACGGCTTCATCATATATTCTAGTTTTAGTTTTAGAATATTTCGAATCTGCAAATGAAGAAAACCAGACTTTCATTTTTTAGCCTCCACATTCAAACTCATAAGCATTCCATTATCTTTATCTAAATGCGGTAGATAACATTGACTGAAATCGTCTATATTAGAATGCTCTGTATTTCTCCAATCATATCTTTGAACATCCGAAAACCCGACATCAATGAGATCATTTTTCAATGTTTCGAAATCCCATCCACAATAATGATAATTTTGTGGATAAGTTTGACCGCCCCATAAAAATCCTCTAAGTATTTTGAGATCTTTATATTTTAAATAGTGATTGCATACCGATTCGATATCAGGAACTGCCAATCTCAAAATTCCACCATCGGATAATACATCATACCAATTTTTCAAAATATTTATATATTCGTATCTATTAAAATGTTCCAACACATGAGAACAATATATCAATTCAATATTTTTATCTTTAAAACTATATAAGTCTTTGATATCCTTAACTACATCGACTCCTTCACTTGGACGGATATCTACATTTATGAATCCCTTTAAAATTTTATCACCACACCCAATATGTAATTTCATATATATTTATTATATATTAGCCAATCTTCCACTGTCAAGTACTTATTTGCTATCTCAAAATTTTGCTTTACATAAGATAGTTTAGAATTATATAACTCCAAGGTTAGACTATTCAAAATACTTTCTAATTCTTCGAAAGTATTAAATATTAAAAGTCCTTCAGGGTTAAAGAAATGTGATATATTTTCACACCCCCAGTAAATGGGAATGGTACCAGTTTTAAAACAGTCTATTATTTTTTCAGTAAAATACCAAGGAGATTTAGTATTTTCTATAACTATAGAAAACATATAATCTTTAAGCGCATCTACTTTATGGTCAACTGGATTATAATAATATCCAAATTTATCAAATCCATTAAAATTATTAGCGATATAATGCCTCAACCTATGCCCCTTTAATTGCATTTTCCCAGATGCTATCAAATTACATATTTTATTTTTTGGATATATATATTGATCATTTGGGGAAATCCAACATCCGCCCCACGGTACAACTTTACTATTGGGTAATTTTAAAATATCTGCATCATGTGTCCATATTTTAGAAAAATTGCTATAGTGTTTCTCTAACCATTCATAATATGGTGAATGGTATTCTCTGGGCTCGATCAACCATGCAATATTATTAGGATTTTTTTCACGATATTCAGTTAAATTGCAATCAGTATATACCACAATATCATCATCTGATATTGTGGATGTTCTATCCCATTCTAATAATAGTGAATTATTGTATGGTGTAGAGAATTCTTGATGACTGAATATAGAATCTTTAATTTTTAGTTTCATATGAAATTCCATGTTTTAACTTCATTTAATAAAGCATTTGTATCCATTGATAATATTCTATTATATTCGTTAATATTATCATTTATATATGGATTATTATCATAGGCGGTTTCTGTTCTGATATGATTCAAATGGTATAATGGTCCAGAAACTCGCGCAATCTTGTATGCTAATTTGGAATATCTTGTATAAATTTCATTATCTTCATAACCAAGCCCTTTGAAGTTTTCATTAGCTCCTCCCCCATTTATAAAAACATCCCTTTTGAAAAATACAACTCCTCCAACAGAATCGGAATTGAATAAAGTACACTCATTCAATGGTATTTCTTCTATTTTAGAAGTATATTCATGATATTTTTTAGGAACATCATAAAATCTACCATCATAAGGGTATACTATATCATACTCTCCAGAATTTATAAGATTAAATGCTTTTATCAATTGAGCAGGATTCATAAAAATATCAGCATCATAATGTGCTATAATGGGAGCATTCGAGTGTTTTACACCAATATTCAAACCTTTTTGCCTATTGAAGAACTCATCAACCTGATTGAATATATAATCACATTCGTATCTATCCTTTAACTTTGGAGAAGTGTCTGATTCAGTTAAAATAATATTACATTCAATATTATTTTTTAGAAATTCCATAATAATATCTAAATTATTAATTCTATCAACACTATCTACCTTCAAAGATATTATAATATCTAACTTATTCATTTTTTTAAAAATTTTAATAGTTCTAACACTTCTGATTGTGATGTATCTGGAACTCCATTAGGTCCATAAGGTGATATGTTGTGTTTTTTCTCAAACAACTGTATCGATTTTTTTATATTTGAACTCCACTCTTCCATTTTTTTGGAAGTTTTTATAGTTGAAGATTCTTCTGAACAGGCTTGTTCAGTGATATATTCATATGAATTAGCTATATCAGCCCACCACCAGTAAGGAGTTGAATATTTATTCAATGATAATGTATAACTATGCGAAACATGATCAAATGCATTTTTGAAATTTTCATCAATCAATCCACACATTTCAAGAGCTTGTTTTGTATAGTAACAAAACGCTCCGACACAGTGCATATTCAAAGCTATCGAAACATCATCCGCGTAATTTACAATAAGTCTAGGAGTTGGGATTCCTTTAGAAACGCCATTTTTATTCGCGGGGCCATGATAGCCAAACATCATATGTTGAATACCTGATATTTTAGATGCTTTTATGTATGTATGAAAAATACTATCATCTAATATCAACATATCGTCCTCTATTATAAATATATGATCACACCCTTCATCTAAAAGATGCCTCATAGCTATATTTTTAGATTTGGCAACGCCTAAATTAACCTCATTATTTACAAGATAATAATTGTAACCTTCTAAGTTATCAATTCGATCTCCATCATTCACAATAATGAGATCGACGAAATTGCAATATGCGATACTATTTAATAAGTTTTTGAGAAATTCGGGTCTGTTACATGTAACAATCCCAACCCCTATTCGTTCTTCACTTGCCATTTTTTTTAATTTGTTTCATTAATTTTCCAACAGCAGCATCCATCTTCGTAGCCTTTTGTTGGTCTTTGAGAAGAGATTCTATCAACTGTAAATTTTCTTCGCTGAAGAAATTTGAATCGGGTTCGATCAGTGCGCCAGATTCATCAATGAACTGTGATATATAGAATAGCCTGTCATCAACTGTCTTACCTTCAACTGGAATGATCGCAGGGCAATCATCCTTTGGATAAAATATATCAGTCTCCAAGTTTTCTGAGTAATGCTCATATAGTTGAGCGAACACGCCATCAACTTCCTTTAGGTGTTCAAGATTTACATCACGGATACCATCATCTACAACTTTAATTTCATCATCGAATGGCAACCAAAAAATAATATCAAGGTGCTTCATACTTTCTCTAACCAGCGATATACTTGCAGCAGTAACTTCATCTGAAATTTGATCATACGAGTTTGCAACAAGCGTGTACGCCAAATTATCCCAAGGACATCTATCATAAATGATGTTGGTATCTTTCGGGATACTTTCCTGCGTTTTTAGCATCCAATCCAAAATTAATAACTGGGTTTCTTCATTTGTATTTGAAGAATGTTCCAAATTATTCTCTTCGAGAATATCTCGATATGTTTTGGCAGGGGTTTCAAACATTGGCCATTTTTGCATGAAAGCTCTTACTAATGTTGACTTCCCTGAATTTTGGGTACCGCTAATTGCAATTCTCATATTTTTAATTTATCAAAGATTATTCAGATTTCAAGAACATTTCCCAATCTTCTAGAAAATCTACGAAAACATATCCATTTTTCGGTTTTGTTGGTGGTTTCATCAGCTTCAGTTTCTTTCCTTGTGTTGATACCCAAGCCTTTAAATCGGGATCTGATGGCTTGAATTTCGAAAGATCACACTCATCGAGAAGTCTATCCGCCTTCCACATATTAAGCTCTCTATGGCACGTAATCTGGTTATCCCATGTATTTGCGTTGCCGGGATGTTTTGATTTCGGATATATATGATCCACTGTCATTGTGCCAACGCTCAACTTCAATCCTGAATATCCGCATGTATAGTTATCCCGTTTGAATATGTTGTATTTCGTCGGGAAAATCACTCTTTTATGGGGTATTCCTTCATAGTTTGAACATACCACAACAGATGGCACTCTTACATCTCCACGGATCGTTTTTATTTTTTTGTCATAGCTACGCACGGGCAGCTTCATCCATTCTTGAGCGCTTTTAACGACGTTGAAATACGATATTTCGTCCAGCTTGTTGCCGTTTTCATCGAATTCATAAATCAAGTCCAATGGATATACAACTTCGGAAAAAATATTCCCGAATGTTTTCTTTTCATCACAAGTTCCGACAGGGAAATAGTGCTTGTTTAAGACTAAAATGCCTTTGCTCATTGCATGATGATAATGAGCGGATTGGCTTTGTCAAGTGTATATATTTAGTAAAAAAACCAAATCTAAAAGATTCCACTACCCCTAACAGATTTTGATAAATACTAATGATGAGCGTAAAACGTGCTACGCGAAAGCGTAAAGAAGTGCCGGATCTCGAAAGAGAATTTATGGAGTCATATAAAAAGAATTTCGATTTAAACAATTTGAAATTGAAAAAACACTTCCCGTTTACAGACAACCAAACGAGATGTTATTATACGATAAATGATAACAATACCAACATGGTATTTATTGATGGACTAGCTGGAAGCAATAAAACATACCTGTCTGTATATGCAGCCCTTGAGCATTTGAAAGAGGGTAAATGTGAACAGATCATTTATATCAGATCCGTCGTCGAAAGCTCTTCAAGAAGCTTGGGAGCGCTTCCCGGTGAACTTGATGAAAAGTTCAGTCCTTACACATTACCTCTAATGGACAAGCTATCAGAGATAGTAGATGAAGGAAGCACTCACGCATTGTTCAATCAAAAATATATCAAAGCGATTCCCGTGAACTTTGTACGAGGATTGACATTTCACGATTCATTTGTGATCATTGATGAAGCCCAGAACCTAACTAGAGGTGAATTGACCACAATCTTAACCAGATTCGGGAGAAACAGCAAATACATTATATGCGGTGATGCCAATCAGAGTGACATCAAAGACTCTGGTTTCTCAAAAGTGTTTCAATTATTCAATACCGATCACTCATATAAAAACAACATACACTGCGTCAAATTCGACGTTGACGATGTTGTAAGAAGCCCAATACTCAAGCATATTACTCAAATTTTGGGCGTTTGATCAGTTGTTACCCCAACTAGTTCCGTTGAACCAGTCCAGCCCCCTTTGATTCTCAATCGGGGCTGGTTTTGGTGCAGGGTAATGAATTACTTCAGGCTGAATCTCGACGGGTGGTTCTTCTTTTTGAACTTCTTCTTTTTCAATCTTTCCGAATTCGGATGTTTCGATGGTAGAGGTTCCAAAAACTTTAAACGATTCGTCCTCGATTGCTGATACTTCAATTTTCATATACTCAGCAATATACATGAATAAAAATAAATGTCAATCTAGATTATTGCAATTGATTGCCTTTAGAATCGACATATATCATCTGCTCTTTGCCGGTTGTTGGATCTACAATATAAGCAGAATATATATTTCTCTTAGAAGCCTGATCGTATGACTGGTATTGTATACGTCTCCATGAAGGTTTTTTATTTGCTGCGATCAGACCTGCTTTTATAGATCGTTCAACTTCAGGTGTGACTTTCACCTCTCCGGGATTTGTTTCACCTGTAACAGCACTCTTCACGCCCTTCACAAAATTTTTCGGAGTGCTTAACAATGCGTGTGTCTTTGGAGCAATTGCCTTCATGGCATAATTGCCAGCTCTCCAAGCTCCCCTCGCTGTGTTTTTAAGAGCGTTCCAAACACCTTCTGATAATAGTTCTCTTTGTGAATATTTTTTCATAAATCTACTTCTATGTTTTTTCCAGCAACATTGACTAAACTTACATCGATCAATGCATCGAGTGATTTTTCTATGAAATCTTTACCTATCAATATTTTTTGATTGTTGCTGCTTCTATTACCAACACTAAATGGAATATTCTCAAAACTTCTCTTTCCAATTTTTATGTCGAAATTTACAACAGGTCTTGGCTCTTGCTTGCCAGCACCTATGTTGATTACAATTTCATCAACAAGTTCTTTTTCCAGCGATATGGCATTGACTGTTGTAAATCGGACTAATTTTTGTTTTTTGTCAATTTGAATGTCTTCACCATGGATTACATTGAATGCACCGTTACCGCTGTCGATTTTTGAAGATATTTTTCCAAGACCGTCGATGTATACATCTTCGATCAAACCTATAACATACTTCTCAAAAAAGAACTGGTCGAACTTTATCATGTTTATTCTCCGCAACCACAATTGGCGTAATCTGCTTTGGTAGACAATCTAAAATACACATCGCTTGTATAGTCAGATGCTTTGGTGATCTTTGCGGCCATCCATTCTTCGAAATCCGCGTCTTTTGACATTTCACTCAAACGATTTGCAAATTCAACTAATTTAGCCAATTCGCTTCTGATCATATCATTACGTTCTGTTGTCGCATAATCGTCGTGATCATCTTCATGAGAATGTTCTTGATCAATTTCTAAAGGCTCATCTGTATCAAATGACATCACCACAGCACCTCCTTCAGAATCATCCATGTCGTTAAAATCAGCGTTGTCTGAATAATCATCATCGTGAACCTCATAATCTTGGTGTTGCTCGTCTCTGTCTTCGTCATCCTGAGATCCGAAGTTTGTCATATAATTTTCCCAAATGAGGGAGTGTTCTTTTAGTTTGAAGTCCATAATGTTATTTAATGTTTCCAAGTAATGTTCTCATCTCATCAGGCATGTGAGGATTCATTATTTTTTGATACTGCTTGTAAAACTCACGACCATTGACTTGTCCGCTCTTTAATGCGTCATCAAATGCATTTGCAATTTGATCTATTTGATCTTTGTCTTCCAGATTGCCAACAGCGTCTAAATACAACTTGCTCAATTCGAGAATGCTTTTGATGTATTCATTTTCCCCTTGTTGGGTCATCTTCAACGATTCTGGTGCAGCGGGGGGTTCCGCTGGCGGTGCTTCTTCTGGAGGAGGTGGTGCCGCCATTGGATCAACAGCGCCTTGTTCGTCCTGCTCTTTTAAAATTTTGTAGTAAGAGCTTATCAAGCTTAATGTTTTGCTTTTCATATTAATAAGTTGAATTTATTGCGTTTGTATTGACTGCTTGCAACCCTTTTTTAATTCTTTCCGATCCTTTTTTATAAGCTTGTATGGCATCTTTTGCCAACTTTTGCCTCTCCGCGACTGCTCCTTTAGCTGCTTGTGCAGAAGTTCCAAATAATCTAGCGGCCATTCCTTTCAAACCACTGGATGCAGTATCTGCAAGTTTTTGAACTTCCTTATCAATTTCATATGTACCAGTTCCAGCATTTATACTTTCGGCATCTTCTTCTTCCGAATTGAATCCTTCAGAACCTTTCAATTGCAAAACGTAGGTTTTGTTATTTTCAACATCATCTATGTAAAAATTACCGTCTCCACTCATTCCAAATTTAACGCCAACACCTTTTAAAAATGATTTAAAATCATGTAAATCCGTAAAAAATTCACTATTTTCTGGATTATATTCCTCTACGAGATCTAAAAACTTACTCATGCATAATATTTAGACAAATAGGCACAGCTTGTTTGTAAAATCTTGGAAATAAGAATCATTTAAGAATTTATATCCGTGCTTTTCAAAATATTTTTTGACATGTTTGTATGATTTGCATTTTCTAGGCTGATTTAAAAAGTTTTCAATCATTGTAACCGTTTCACAGTCCCCGTTTTGAAAATTATCAAATATCGTGGTCATATCATGACAGGTTTCAAGTATGTTGAAGCCAAACATTGTCTTCAATTTTTTTACAAGCCTGTTTCTAAACGCATCCTTTGTCAAGATATTGCTGTATATATTAAGTTTTTCTGTTCTTTTTCGACTTTTTATAAATTCCACGAATGTTTGTATGAATTCATTGGTGTATAAACGAACATTATTCTTATTTTTAAAATTAAAATCGACTTCCATCGATAGGGATGTCAATAATTTTGCAAAATTTCTGTTGGTTTGCTTAAAAATCTCATCAATATCCAAAATTTCTTGATTTCTAGACTCAAAAATCATAGATGTTACGTAATTTTCAATGTTTTCTAGGTTGACAGGCATAAAAATTAAAGTTTTTGTATTTTTCTTTCAGAGATTTTGGAACAGAATTGATCCTGACATTGATGATTCCATTGTATGAAGAATCATCGAACAAAACATTGTGACGCATTTGCTCCAACATTTCAAGGAATTTCATTTCCCATTGTGTTTCGCACATATGTATCACCTCTTTTTCAAAAAAGTCAAGCCCATATTTAGCAATATCAGCTTTTAATTCCTCTGAAGAACCCCAATATTCTTCAACATTATTGTCGATATATGCTATACGATGACGCTTTTTACCCTTTAAAGGCTTTCTTTTGACACGTTTTAGCAGTTTTTTACACCCAATATAGTATTTTTTCTCACTTTCTGGATGATTATTGCGCACTTTGTACACAAATCCATGATAATTATCAGTACATTCAGGCATTCCAATCCATTTTGACATACATTAATTATACAAAGTATGATATATATCAATAAAAAACGGATTACTATCGTAATCCTTTAAATGACATTACACCTGTATTACCTATATTAGTACATATATAATATATATTAATAATAATAGGATCTTAACCCACCCACCTCCCTATAATTATAATCATTATATTCAAATGTCAATGGGTGTATAGGTAATAAATCAAAAAATATTACATTTTCTTATTCTTCTTACCATTTTTCTTACTCTTAGCACCTTTTTGATGTTTTAAAGGATCGAATATATTGTTTATTTTATTTCTTCTACTAATCCCTAACACTTTAGGAATAACAGTAGACCCAGTTGCATAACTATCAGTGTTTTCAATAGAACCGCCTTCTAAACCGGGACTATCACCAAGAACATCAGCAGCCATCATGTTTTCAATATACATAGATTCATATATATCTTGTAATTTATCCATTTCATGTCTTGACATTCTCATATCTTTATTTACTATAAAAGATATTTATGGATGTTTTAGAGAATAAAAATGATTTGGTCAAACGATATCGTGATTTCGTATCGGATATTAATGACCTTACACTACGCGATAAATTAAATCAAGTGCCTAGTGAAAAAGCATATTGGGCGCAGATTCTTTCTGATTATGAGAAGGCTTTATACAAGCTCCAAGTAAAACAAAAGACAATTATTAAGGATTTAAGCGCTAAGTTGATTGAAAAATCACCGGTAAATCTAACAAAGAGTGTGTTGGATGGGGTAAAAGATGATGCATCTCTCGATGGTATCAATTCTGACATACATGAACTGGAACTTGCTATAAAACATTTCTCTAGAATTTACGAAAATGTTAAATACATAGCAAAAGATTTCGAAAATATATTGAAATATAAACAATTACAAGATTCCTGACCTTGATAACGTTCCATTACGATAGCAATACTAGAAAAGGCCAGATCATTTGCGACATGGTTGTAATGACTCTTCTTAAAAAGAAGTTCAGTGTCAAAAATGAATCTGCAAAATTCATGAAAAAATTTGGAAGAACCATTCCAGATAAGAAATTTGCTATCGATAAGATGGGAAGATTCGATTTCGGCTTGTATAAGGATATTTTGAAGTTTCTGAAGGATCAAAACTTCAACACTATAGATTTCACAGATGAGTTCAAAACACACTTGCGATGTGGTATTGGAGTGGATGAGATTTTTGACGGTTTTGCGTACCCTCACAGGGACTTTCAGAAGGAAATAGTGTCTTTGTGCCTAAAACACGGTAGAGGCACTGTAAAGAGCGCTACAGGCTCAGGAAAGAGCTTCTGTGTAGCATCTCTGATTGAGAATTTCTGGAGAAACAGAAAGAGCAGATCATTCAAAGCATTGGTGATCGTGCCGGGAATATCATTAGCTTCCCAATTAGTGGGTGATTTCTCTGATTACAAGGTGAATTTCACTTACAGCAAGTGGACAGGCACATCAAAACTTGAAGATACCGACGTTGTAATAGTCAATAGTGAGAACTTGACATCTAAAGTCAAGGACAACCCTTGGATTTATGATGTTGATTTATTGATAGTTGATGAGTGTCACCGTGTCACCACAACCAGCAAGCTATCAAAGATCATCCCGAAGTTCAAAACACCCAACAGGTTTGGTTTTACAGGAACATTTCCAAAGGATGTTTACGAAACTTGGAAAATAATAGGAACATTCGGTCCTCTGTTGTTCGAAAAGAACAGCAAAGATCTGAGAGATGAGAAAATACTAACAGATGTTAGTGTAAAAATGATAAAACTCATTCATCCAGAGATGAACAAGCCTAAAAAAAGCAAAAAGAAGGATAAAACTCCAACGGAAGATTATAATAATGAGCTTTCATTCATATACAATTCATCTTCTCGAAATAATATAATCAAAAAATTAGCAAAGGGGCTTTCGAACAACACATTGATTCTGGTAAACCATTTGGAACATGGTGATATTTTATATGAAAACTTGAATTCCTTGGAAGGAAAAGAAGTGTTGTACATAAAAGGTGATGTGGATATTCAAAATAGACTCGAAGGCATCCAAAATATGGAAACTTCGGATAATATTATATGTATAGCCATGAGTAGTATATTCTCAACTGGTGTAAATATTAAAAATCTCCACAATATCATATTCACTGCCGGTGGAAAAAGCTTTATACGAATAGTTCAAGGCATAGGACGAGGACTAAGACTCCATGAGAACAAACAGTCGTTGCGCATATTGGATATAAATGACAATTTGAAATATTCAGAATCACATTCTCAACAAAGAAAAGATATTTACGACGAGGAAAAGATCCCGTGGAGTGAAAAAGAAATAATTTTATGAAAGTAAACAAGGAAGTAATTAAGCAATATTATGTAAAGCCGTCTGAATTTTCAAAACAGATTCAGGAATATTATGACACTGATAAAATGACCAACGAGTTGGCTATGAATATATTGAAAATTGCTGAAAATCTCAGCTACAATTGGAGATTTATAAATTATACCAAATCGTGGAAGGAAGAAATGATTGGAGATGCTGTTATTAAAATGTATTCAGCGTTGGATGGAAAGAAATACAAGCCGGGATTTGGATTTAGTCCATTTAGTTATTTCAACCAGATTGCGTGGAATGCATTTACCAATAGAATAAAGAAAGAAAACAAGCAACACGAAGGCTTGCAAGAGTATAAGCAGATGATGTACGAGCAACATTTAATGGAATCAGAGGGTGATATTTACGTCAAGCAAGCCAATTTTGATGACGATGATTACGAGTATTCAGACGATTGACTTTCGTATTTTTCGGTTTATCATTTGGCAGGTATGATAAAGAAAACTAAAATCGCCATGTTCAGCGATCTCCATTTAGGGATCTATGGCAATTCTGAAAAGTGGCATGAAACCGCGCTGAACTGGGCTGATTGGATCGTTGCTGAACTAACAAGCAAAAAAATCAGCGACATCGTATTCTTGGGTGATTTTTTCGATAATAGAACAGAAATCAGTGTTCAAACACTACATATTGCTTCTATTATCATAGAAAAATTCAAAAAGTTCAATATGTTCATGATAATTGGCAACCACGATGCCTATTATAAGAACAGAAGTGATGTTCATAGTCTTGGAATGGTAAATGGTCATGAAAATATCACATTGGTTGATAAAAATTTGGAATTTAAAGCCTTCGACAAGGCATTTTTGATGGTTCCATGGAATAATTCCCTTCCAGAGGGCAAATATGACTATGTTTTCGGGCATTTTGAGATTCAAACGTTCAAAATGAACAATTTTACAGTTTGCAGCCATGGTTTGTCGCCCATGGACATTCTGAGTCGTGGAAAACTGGCGTTTTCTGGTCATTTCCACAACAGAAATAGTAAAGTATACTCCGAAGGCAGTATCAATTACATCGGAAGTTGCTTTTCGATGGATTTTTCAGACGTTGATAATACAAAAGGATATCACATTTTAGATGTTGAGGATGGATCGGTTGAGTTTTTTGAAAACACCAAGTCTCCTGTCTTTAAAAAGTTCTATACAAGCTCATTAAAATCTCTCGACAAAGAAACAATTGAAAATAACATAGTCAAGTTGCTCGTCGATACGGATATTGAAGAGAAGAAGCTTGAAAAACTCCAAGCAGCCATTGCAAAGCTGCAACCTTGGCAGTTTACGACAGAGCATAACGTCGCTTCGAAAACATTAGAAGATGTCGAAGTTGTTGATTCCATCAATATCTCAGATATGTTCGATGAATTTTATGAAAAGCTCGGTCTGAGTGAAGATCAATTGGAGCGAGTTAAGAAAATCAACGAAGAACTTTACAAATTGAATAAAATTTAATGAAAAAAATCAAATACAACAAATTATCAGTTCAAAACTTTCTTAGTATTGGCAACGATACAATCGAGATTGATTTCAAGAAAGGTTTAAATCTAATAACAGGTGAAAATATCGACAATCCTGAAAGAAAAAATGCTGTTGGGAAGAGCGCACTGATGTCTGCTTACTTTTTTGCTCTTTTTGGAGAGACGATAGGTAAAATTAAAAATGAATACATCGTCAACAACATCACAAAGGGCAAAGGCAAGATTCAATTGCTGTTCGATGTTGAAACTTCAACAGGTACACAGAGTTATAAAATCATCAGACAAGTAAAACCTTCTAAAGTTGAACTTTGGAAGGGTGATGAGGATATAACCAGAGACAGCATTGCAAATACAAACAAATATATCTGCGATCTACTAGGCACCAACCCGACGATTCATAAAAGCTGCGACATTATGACTCTGAGTGAAACAACTCCATTCATGTTGAAGACAGCAGCCGAAAAACGCAAGTTCATTGAAGACATTTTCGGCATTGAGATTTTCGGATTGATGCTGAAGGATTTGAAAAAATACATATCTGAAAATAAGAACGAGATGAACGTATCATCCGCCGTTCTTGAAGAGTTGAACAACTCAATATCATCATATACAACGCAGTTGGAAATGATTAAAAAGCAGATCGAGGAGCGAGACGCGCTATTGGAGTCTAGAAAAAATGAAATTTTGGAAAAGATTAAGTCTGCCCAACTAAAGTTAGACAACCTACCGCCTGATGTTGATCTGAACAAGCTCTCTGAACAGTCGAACAAATTAACAAACGGTTGCGACAAAATAAATTCTAAAATATCGGATATACTTTTGAAAGTGAACGGTCTTCGTAAGGATTTATCTTACGTAAAAACAGAACTGTCGAAATTGGATGTCGATGGAGATGTGAAGTGTGATAAATGTTTACAAGACATACCACACTCTCATGTGGAATTACTCGAAGGCATCAAAGCAGAAAAGAAAGCGAAAATAACAAGTATTGAAGATGAAATAACCAAGATTGAACATGAGAGACATGATTGGGTTTCAAAGAAAACCAGATTGGAAGATAATATTAAATTGATAAATCTCCAAATAAGAAATCAACAAGAAGTAACTAGAAAGAAAGAAAACTTAATCGAATTAATCAATGAATATAACAATTCATTGGCGAATGTTGAAAATGATAGCAAAAGCTCATCCTTAAATCCAGAATTTATCGAAGATAACATTGATAAATCAAAGAAAAGACAAGATGAATATTCTGAAACTTTGAAAAATTGCAAAATCAAAGAATCAGATTACGATGTTTGTAAATTTGTTCTTGGAGAAGAAGGTGTGAAGAGTTTTGTAATTAAAAAGCTGTTGGAAATGCTCAACCAGACTATAAAAAAATACATAACACAATTGGGCATGAATATCACTTGCAAATTTGATGAATATTTTGATGAAGAAATAACAAACAATAAAGGCAGCAAGTTTTCTTACAGTAATTTGTCAGGAGCCGAAAGACGAAGCGTTGATATAGCATGTGTGTTGAGCTTCTCAGACATGAGAAGAAAAATAAGCGGCATATCCAGCAATCTAGAATTCTATGATGAGATTTTCGACAGCGCTTTTGATGAAAGAGGATTGGATCTATTGATCGAAGTTCTGAAACAGCGCATCGTTAAAAATAATATGTGTGTGTATGCCATCTCACATAGAAAAGAAACCATGAAGCATGTGGATGGGGAAATCATCAATCTTCAAAAAGAGAATAATATTACTCGGCGCGTTAAATAATATGTTTTATATGAATTGACATGCGAATGGTTTGATATAATTATGGTATGTTTGTCAAACCATTCGCATCTCCTTTTCCAAAAGCTCCGACTTTTAAAAACCAAACTGTTTCAAAAAGAAACGTAAAAAATACATCCACTAGATACGTCAACTATATGGCGGATCGTCAAGGATGCGGTATGTGGAGAATAGGATGGCCTGAAATGCACCTAAATATGTGTTCGATGGGTGACAGTACATCCCTTACAGCCATGGTTCTTAACAAGGAATGGTATAGAAATTTACGTGTCGTTAAATTACAGCGTCAAGCTTCATCAGAACAGAAGGAATTCGTTAAGTTCCTAAAGAGTATACAGCCCGAATGCGGATTTAAACTGATGTATGAAGTTGACGATGTTGTCTTCAGGGAGGATATCCCGGATTATAATGTCTACAAGCCTTCCTTTGATAATGATGAGATTCGACAGAATTGCATCGATATAATCAATATGTGTGATGAGGTTACAGTAACATGTAACTATATGCGGGATCTTTATAAACTAAGAACTGGTAAAAAAGAGATCACAACAGTTCCTAATTTCCCACCGTATTGGTGGATTGGGCATCATTATAACTATAGAGAAATTGTAGATAACTTCGATAAGAATAAGAAGAAGCCAAGAATCGTATATGCTGGATCTGGAGCGCATTTCGATGTCGCAAACAAGACAGGACAACAAGACGATTTCACTCATGTTATAAAGTTTATAACCGACAATGTTGACAAATATCAGTTTGTTTTCATAGGAGCCGTTCCACCTCCGCTACAGAAATTTGTATTCGATAAGAAAATTGAATACCATCCTTGGAAAAATTTAATGCAATATCCGAACTTCTTGAGAAGTCTCAAAGCTCAATTGTTTATTGCGCCATTACAAGATAACAATTTCAATAGAAGCAAATCGGACATCAAATACATTGAAGCCGCTTGTCTGGGAATTCCTTGCTTATGCCAAGACATGGCAACATATGCAAACGCACTTGATGATTTGAAATTCACAGATGGCGAAGACCTTGCAAACAAGGTTGAGAAAATTCTAAATTGGAAAAATCGAAACAAGTATTACAAGCTTATCCCGGAACTCAGAAACATAGGATCTCAAAGATTCCTAGAATTGGATGAAAATATCGGAGCGTTTATGGAAGCCCTGAATACGGATTACGGAGATCCTTCCAGAGTGTTTTTGAAACGGTGGAATTGAATAATTGATTATTTGAATTCTGAATATTGTGCCAGTGTTGGTCGGAGTCGTTCAAACATACCTTTTAATTCATTGAAGCTATTCATATCAGATGGATCTTTAAAAAAATCAGCCTTGGTGGTTTTGTAAAAAGCTATAGTCCCTTGTAAATATTTCTCAATGGCGCTGCAAATCTGATTGGCTTCAGCCTTGACTTTTTCGATCTGCGGATTATAGTTCGCGTACGATGATTCAAAATCGAGATTTTCATAAATCTCGCTCAATTCATTGATATAGTCTGTCATAATTATATTTAACAATAATGTATCGAAACTGCGTTTACAACAACAGGGAGCAATGCGTCCATTTATTCACATGGGATTCCGATGGGAATAGAGTGAAATTTGATTTGGATTTCAATCCATATATTTTGATGGAGCATAAAGATGGTGAATTTGAAAGCATCTTCAATACAAAATTAAAGAAGAAAGAGTTCAACACACAATTCGATAGAAGTAAATTCATCAAAGAATCCAAACTCAGAAAGATCTTTGAAAATCTACCCGCCAATCAGCAGTTCCTGATTGATAACTATTGGATGACAAATACAGATCCTGAGTTCTCCAAGTTCCCTCTCAAGGTCATGTTCATAGACATCGAAACTTTCAGCAACAAAGGAAAGTTTCCAGACATTCAGAATCCTGAAGACGTAATCAATTTGATTACCTGCTATGATGCGATCAACAACAGATATGTTTCATTTGGACTGAAACCATTTGATACCTCTCACATAAAGGATAAAAAAGTGAAATATATCCACTGCAAGAGTGAAGAAATTCTACTGAAATCGTTTATTAAATTCTGGGAGATAGACTATCCTGATGTTGTTTCGGGTTGGAATTCGAGCGGATTCGACATGCCGTATATTATAAATCGAATCGCCGTCGTTTTGGATGAAGAATGGCAGAAGAGATTGTCCCCGATTGGAAGAATATACGAAAAAGTCAAGAAGAAAGTCAAGTTTGGAGAACCTCCGATACAGATTGTAATTGAAGGTGTTTCATCGGTTGACTACAAGGTTCTTTATCAAAAGTTTAAATTAGACAAACAGGAATCATACAAGCTTGATTATATTGCAGAGGTTGAGCTAGGAGAGCAAAAGCTTGAATACGAAGGCCAACTGTGGCAACTTGCCCTGAATGATTGGAACACGTTTGTAGAATACAACATCAAAGACGTTGAGCTTCTTGTAAAGCTTGATGACAAGCTGCGATACATGAAGACTTTGAGATTCCTGTCCAATATCGGACTTACCAATATTGAAAAGGCCATCGACACAGTTCCTATTATGAATGGCGCATTGGCAGTTCAGGCTAGAAAAAGAAATCAGCACATCCCAACATTTGTCAGACCTTTGAAAGAAGGTAAAAATCCGGGTGCTTATGTAAGAGTTCCAAAAATCGGATTCAGTGAAAACATCGTCAGTTTCGATGCGAATTCTCTATATCCGAGTGTGATGATTTCTCTCAATCTTTCACCTGAAACTAAAATTGGGAAGTGTGAAGAGATCGATGGATTATATAAGATCCATCATGTCAGTGGAACGACCTATGAATTATCCAAGACAAACTTTGAAAAGTATGTCAATCAAGAAAGTATTTGTATAACAGAGTCCGGCTTTCTTTTTTCTCAGAAAAAGCGAGGTATCGTTCCCGAGTATCTGGATTGGCTTTATACAGAGCGTAAAAAAATGCAAAAGCTGTATAAGGAATGTAAAAGCCGTTTGGAAAAGGGAGAAATGGCAGGTGATGAAGTTGAAAGATTGAAAGATGATATGAATAGATACGACTCTGTTCAGTATGCATACAAAATTAATCTCAACTCTCTGTATGGATATATGGGAAATGCATATGCTCCGATGGGTGACGATGATATCGCATCTTCCGTTACTCTCACAGGACAATCGGTTATTAAAAAATCGGCTGATCTTTTCGTGGAGTCGATCTTGAAAAAAGATGCATCGATATCTGAAAAGGAAGCATTTGATTCAATCATATATGGCGACACGGACAGTATTTATGTCTCTCTGAAATGTCTGGAAAATCGGGGCGTTCCTTTGAGAGATGGGAAATCAATATCATCTGTTTTTTATGAGTGCTGCGATTACATTGAAAACTATTTGAATGATGGAATGTCGAAATGGGCGATTGAGTATTTGAAAAGCTCAGATCCAAGGTTTGTTTTCAAACGAGAAACGATATGCGATTCTGGTATCTTTTTAAAGAAAAAATATTACGTGTTGCATGTTATCGATGATGAAGGATTCGAAGCTGATAAATTCAAATACAAAGGCGTGTCTGTAGTTAAAACAACAATGCCGAAAAAACTAAAACCCTATCTTAAAGAGATTGTCGAAACAATGATCGTTTCGAAAAATAAAAACATGACAGATGATCTGTTTAAGCAAGCATACGAGACGTTCAAGACACTCCCGATTGAAGTGATATCCAGATTGAGTGGTATCAATACCTTTGATAAGTATTCACAAAATTGTGATGGATTACAATCAATGGCGAGCGGTATGCAAGAACACATGCGTGCGGCTCATTACCATAATGAATTGCTGAAGATGCTATCAATAGAAGGCAAGTATCCAACTCTGAAACAGGGCGATAAAATACGATACGTTTCAGTTCAAAAGCCGAATAGATTCAACATTGATACCATTGCATATGCTTCAAAATATCCACAGGAATTTTCAGATGTTTTCAAGATTGATTACGAGAAAATGTTCGAGAATCTGATGTACAGAAACATTGAATTTTTCTACAAAGCAGTTGGTTGGATTTTGAGGAAGCCGAATGAAAATCTAAAGACCGATCTTTTGGAATTTTTCGCAGAGGATTGACATATTCTAAACCGTGGCTAAATCGAAATATGACCTTGCAAGAAGCTTACAATAAAGGGCTTGATGACGCTGAAACAAACATCATCAGGCAAATAGCGTCACTGATCAGAAGTAATCAAATGGAAGAATTGCAAAATCCAAAACTGAAAGAACTTCAGGAAATCTTATCCGAGTGGGGTGATTATTTCCATACTCAAAGTAAATTGCTGACCATGACAGGAAAGAAACACAAGAAAATGCTAGTCAGACACATTCAAAAACTTGACAATAACCAACTATAATATACTATAAAAACATATGAGTAAACAGCATATCGCAATACAAGACCAAATCGGAAGAACCATCATTGGAATTCTCGACTCTGAAACCGAAACAACCGTAACAATTGAAAATCCAGTAGTGCTTCATCTGGAGCTTGAAGAAAACGGTCGGATTCAAGTGCAGACATTCCCAGTGTTCTTCTTCGAGCTTATCGATAAGGATCGTAGAGATACCAACAAGTGGACATATTCGAAGTCAAATGTAACTCTGAGTGAAGTTATCCTTTCCGAAGATATCATCTCTCAATACAAGAGACTAAACAACCCAGTACCACAAGCACCAGTTCCAAATTCACCAAAGGTTATTTCAATTGATGATCTATAAAAAATATGGAAGATATTAAACAAAAAGATTTAGATTCCCTTTGGGAGAGTATATCTGATATCACTCCGTTTTCATCATATCTGAGTGAAAACAGAGTGACTGATGATGACTGGATTGATACAGGATCAATGGTTCTCAACGCGCTGATTTCTGGATCAATGTACAAGGGAATTCCGAAAGGAAGAGTAACACAATTCGCCGGTCCTTCCCAAACATACAAGACTGGTTTCGTTTTAAAGATTCTGGCAAATGCTCAGAAACGAGGAATGAACGTTGTCATCTATGATACAGAAGGCGCTATCGATGCGGATGCAGCCAAGTCCGCTGGATTGGACGACAAAAAAGTTCGATACATTAAAACGCAAACTGCTGAAACCACTAGAAATTCTATCTTTAAACTCCTTACTAAGATCAAGGAGAATAAATGGGACGGTAAATTCATCATTGCAATCGATTCAATTGCAAACCTTCAAAGTGAAATGGAATTGAATCGAATGGATAAGGAAAACACATCGGCTGATATGGGAACCTTTGCAAAAAGTGTCAAATCACTGCTTAAAACATGCACTGTAATGAGTACTTTAACAAATACTCCGATTGTAGTGACAAACCACGTTTATGATGATCCTAGTCAGATGTATCCAACTCTGGAAAAGAACATCGCTGGCGGAAAAGCAGCAGTGTATCTTCCTTCAGTAACCGTTCAGTTGGCTAGAAAGCCAATGAAAGATGATGGGGGAAAAACAATCGATGATACTAAAGCAGCCTCTCAAAAGAGTTTCACTGGTGTTGTTATAAGAGCACTCACTGTGAAGAATCGCTTCGTCAAGCAATATCTTGAAGGTGAGATGTTCCTGTCCTTCGCAAAGGGTCTCGATAAGTATTTCGGTCTGGTTGATATTATGAAGGGTGTTGGTGTTGTTGTTGCCAACGGTGCTACATACACAGACTGGAAAGGTGAAAAGCTTGGATTTTTCAAACAATGGAGAAAGAAACCGGAAGTTTGGGAATATCTGTTGCCAGAACTGGAAAAGAGAATAAAGAGTGAATGGGCTTATAGTAATAAGCTGAACGATGATGACCCGACAGAGGGTGAGCATGATGACTTCGAAGACGGAGAAGTCGAAGATGCATAAAAAAGGGCGGGGTCAACCCCGCCCTTTTTTTATTTTGTATTTCGCCAATGCCAGTAATTTAATGGCTTTGTTATATTTTTATTTTCGTAAACAACTGAACGTCCTTTGAATTTGCTATCTGCTTTGATTTGCGTGTCCATGTAATCCAGTGTGTAATCATATGATTCCTGAACAGGTGGTTGTTGCACGGGTTCAGCGCCCGCTTGCATCATTTCTTTATCTTGTCTGACGAGAAGTTTATTCATTCTTTCTGTGATCATTTCTTGTATGGCCTTTAATTCCATTAGAATTACATTTTTAACAGCGTCTAACTTGCCTTGGTTTTCTGGTTTATTGAAAACTGCACGAACAACTGAGTTTTCAATACCCGGAATTATTGATTTATCAGGATCGATGTCAGCTTTACCCAACGAACTATTGGTCATACCTTCGTAAATACTTTCCAATACGATGGCTTCATTCGGGGCCGTTCCTAAAGATGCAATTTTATCAACAACTTTTGTTTTAAAATCATCCGCTGTAAATACTAATCCCTTCGCTTCATATGAATCGTAATACTTATCCAAGAATGAGGTTATGAGATTATAACTAGACATCGTAATGTTGTTCACAGCTTCTCTTGGGAATTCAATGCTGGGTTCGATTGTTGATTTTATAGTCGGCTGTTTGGATGGATCATATGGTGTGTTTATGTGTTTTTTGACATCGACACCCCACACGCTGAGAATTGTGGAAAGATATTCATTCAGATCATATGATGATGTTTCTTCAATTTCATCTGCTACCGTTCCAGTGTCTTGATATTTTTTTAGAGTTGGTGAGATGGCCATGGCATCTTTTCTCTTTGTTATAGTTTCTCTCTGGAGACGGTTTAAATGTTTCAACTCTTTGATAATTGGTTCGAGAGGAACTCGCATGGTGTTGTATTCGGATTTTGAAACACCAGCATTAGCGGTTGAGAAGATTCTGTCGGATGCAGTTGCCGAACTTGATCGGCTTCTGTCTGTTAATCTATAATGATCAAATATATCAAGTGTCAAAGCCGCATCAAACGCTGGGCTTTGGATTACTTCGCGTCTTTTTAAGACTTCTGGATCAGTTGGATTTTTTATGAACAGTGTATTGAAAGCCGATTCAACTGCTCTTGTGTCTGTTTTCGGATCATCATTTACATACTTGACAATATCAAGCGGACCCATCAACGCGGCTTTTTTATTACCCGGATTTTCGAGCATATCGAAACGTTGTTGGATCAAATCATCCAATCTTCGTCCAGATGTGTATGTTTTTTTATTTGATATATTGTCTCCAATTTCAATCATTTGCTTTGTTACAGCCTTTGGCAATACAAGCGCTGCGAATTTATCACTTGATAGAGATTTGAAATCTGGGTAATATTTGCTATAAATAATAGATTCGATTAATTTTATGGCAGAATCATAATGTGGATTTTCTTGAGAATTTGGAACCACATCTTCAAATGTGTCGATGTCGAATTTTTTGAAATCTTTATCCACATCTTTTAATAAATTATCTACGAGTCTATTGATGACTGCACTTATTGATTGATTTGTGTATATGAATTCATTTGTCATGTCGTTGTAAACTCCAATGACAGTTTTTCTAAATAAATTCGGCTTGGATGATGAACTTCCGCGAAGAGTTGGATCTAAATCTCCTAATTGCGGGCTTAATTGTGTAAATTTAGCATTTAATGGCCCGTATGCGGTTGCTGGTCTAGCCATTTCTTGCAATTCTTGCAAATCGCTTATGCATTCTAATAAATAATCAAATTTGATCTTCTCCATGGATGTATTTAACCGTTGACAACGCAAAAAAGGATGTTACCCTCCCGTATGGGGAATAAAAAAATCGCTTTTTTCTCAGCAACTCAAAAAAACACAGCCGCTGAGACTTCACTTTTGAAAAGCACGCTGAATTTCGACATGGATGTGGATATCGCGTTTGCTTTGAGCAACACCGAACATCTCGCTGTGGTCTATAATAGAGCGATAGACGCCGCTCTTAAAGAAGATTGGGATGCTTTGGCATTTGTTCACGACGACGTTATTCTGGAACACGATCCAAGACCCAAATTATCGAAACTTTTCGACGAATACGATATGATTGGTGTTGCTGGAACATCTTCAATCGAGCTAAAATCTCCAGCGTTGTGGCATTTGATGGGTGGTGGCTTCGGTTCTGGTAAACTACATGGCGCTGTTGCTCATGGAGACGAAAAACGGAAACACATGACATCATTTGGAGTGTACCCTCATCGTGTTGTCATGATTGATGGTGTATTTATTGCTATGAATAGAACTCTGATGGAAAAACTAAGATTCGATGAAACCAATCCGTCCAAGTACCATTTTTACGACCTTGACATATCCTCTGCTGCCCATAAGATGGGTTGCCGAGTAGGAGTCGGTGACATCCACATCACACACCAATCAGAGGGATTGCGTGAATTCACTGATGATTGGAAAGCTGGCGAAAGTTGGTTCCTTAAAAAATATGAATCTTGATTTAGAATACTTTGAAAAAGTTATCGCCCGCCAATCGATGGTGGATTCGTCTTATTTGAACGCAATTGCTGATTATGTAAAGCCCGAATTCTTCGAAGACAAACGTATCGCCAAATATTTCGAAATTGTCAAGGATTTCCACGACAGGAGAAATGAACTTCCGACTATAACGGAAATAAAAACTTATCTAACTGATGATTCCTTGAAAGAAGGATTTAGACAGTTGGTGGCATCGTTCAAAGAAATCGACAAAAATCTCAATAAGGATGAACTGTATGAAAATACAGAACGCTTTCTGAAAGAAAAGAGTGTGTATAATACTCTTCTGAAAGTTGCATCTGAATTGTCCGAAGGAATTGTCGATACTTCGAAAATCCTAACACAATTTGAAAGCTCATGTAATATAAACTTGATATCCGACAAAGGTATGGAGTTGTTCTGCGATGCTTCGTTGTTAATCGATGACATCTTGAATGTTGAATCATGCATATCGTCTGGTTGGGAATGGTTGGATAATGCGTTGGGAGGCGGATACAGGGAAAATGGTAAGGGGCTGTATGTATACGCTGGTCAGGCAAACATCGGCAAGAGTATTTTCTTGGGTAATACGGCTATCAACATAGCAAAGCAGAATAAGTCTGTTTTGGTCATTACTCTTGAGATGAGCGAAATGCTTTATGCCAAGAGAATGTCGTCGAATCTTACTTCAATTCCTTTGAATCAATTCGAAAGCTCAACTGATTCAATCAGAAGCATTCTAGCCAAACGAAAGAGGGAAATACCAGACGGTAAGATCTTCATCAAAGAATTTCCGCCAAGCACGATAACACCAAAGCAATTGGCGGCGTTTGTTAAGAAGTTTAAAGAGAGCGGCGAGCGTGTAGATGCGATAGTGATCGATTACATCAACCTATTGCATTCAACCATCGGATCTAATTCATACGAGCGTGTGAAATACATATGCGAGCAAGTTAGAGCGATGAGTTATCAATTTGCTTGCCCTATAATTTCAGCAACTCAGCTCAATAGATCTGCCTACAATACAAACAATCCCGGAATGGAAGGATTGTCAGAATCGATTGGTCTTGCTGCTACAGCCGATGTTATTATATCCATCTTCCAAAACGAAGAAGATCAGGATATGAATATCATCAGACTTGGTATGATGAAAAATCGATATGGTCCAAGAGGAATGGTTCAACTGATGAAAATCAATTATGATACTTTAACAATTGAACAAAGTGACGAAGACTGCACAATTCACGAAGATGAGAATATTTCATTACTTGAAAAATTTGCAAATTAGATTAAATTGTGTTAGATGAACGTTTTTGTATGGGTAAATTCCGACTTGGATGGAGTGGGATCAACAGTATTACTTGGGAATATATTTAAAAATTTTGAATACAGACCTATATTCTTTGGCAATTTCGAAAAAGAATATCTGGAATGGTATGATGATAATTTCCAAAAATATGATAAGATATTCGTAGTTGGAATTCCATTATCTCAAGATATCGTCAACAAACTGGATGATAAGAAAGTCGTATTTGTATCAGACAAACTTGAAACAGTGAAAGTCGGAGAATCGACATTGATACAAGAAGACACATCATCGTGTTCTAAATTGCTATACAAAAAGTTCAGTAAAAAATTCGAATTTCCGAAACCTTTGAAACTTTTGATAACGATTATAGATGATTATAATAGTTACAATTTAAAGCTTTCGGAAAGTAAAATAATGAATGCTTTGTATAGAAGAAGCGGATCTAGACGGTTTTACAATTTTGTCAACAATTTCTGGAATGGATTTGAGCAATTCTCAGATAGTGAATTGAAAATATCCGAGTCATTTTATAAAGATCTCCAAACGGAATTGGAAAATTTAGACCTTTACAAAGGTACATATCGAGGACATTCAATCATAGCCACATTCTCATCTTTCAGCGCGTCGGAGGTCGCAGCATCTTTGTTGGACAACTACAATCCTGATGTAGCGATTGTTGTGAATCTAGATACCAAATTTGTTTCTTTTAGAAAGAAAGCAGGATCACCAGCCGATATTATATTCATGGCTCAAAATTTATGCAACGGTGGTGGTAGTGAGTATTCATCGGGTGGTCAGTTGACATCGAAATTTTTAGAACTAACAACCCAATTATCTCCACTATGAACGCAGATCCATCCAACAGTATGATAGAAAATGAACAATGGCATTTGTTTTTATGCTATTGCACATTTATAGTAAACATTCAAGGTAAGAAAATGTCTGTGCAGAATGTTTTCGTACATACGCTACAAAATGATAAAATGCGAAACTTATTGAAAAAATTACTGTGCATGGACACTGACTTCGATGTTGTTAAAATGTTTTTGGATTTTGATCCCAGCCTTGTCAAGAGCAAGTATGTGACCAAATATCTAAATAATCGAACTAAAACTTCGAAAAAAGTTGGGAAAACATCTTGACTTATCGAGTTTTTGGATTAAATTAAATGGGTAAGAAGAATCTGACCGAATGAAAACTCTAATATACTTTATTTTGATTTTGATACTACTGAAAGTGTTAAAATTGATTGAATTAAGTTGGTTTTGGATTTTGGCTCCGGTATTTTTACCAGTCTCCATCGTATCGGCACTTTGTCTAATTGCCGCTATTTGGACGACAATTCGCATATATAAACTAATAAAAGAATAAAAAAATGAGTACTAAAAATAAATTCAATGCTAGCATGTTTGAAAAGATTAAGGACGCCCTTAATAAAACCACTGAAACTTCCAATAGCGCATTTTCGAATGTGATGAAGTTTCCCGCTGGGAAGACATACACGCTTCGTATAGTTCCTAATCTGGAAGACCCTGAGAAGACATTCTTCCATCACTATACACACGGTTGGAAGAGCAAGACTACCGGTAGTTATATCTCAACGCTATCACTGCAAACATTCGGTGAGCGCGATCCAATCACCGAAACATTCTGGTCACTCATCAAGAGTGATGACAAGAATGAGAAAGAACTTGGTAAAGTTATTCGCCGCAAGGAGAATTGGTTTGTCAATGTTTATGTAATCGATGATCCATCAAATCCTGACAACAATGGAACTGTCAAGATTTTGAAAATTGGACCACAGATCAAAAAGATCATCGATGATGCCCTTACCGGAGATGGCGCAGAAGAATTCGGTTATCGAATCTTCGATCTTGGTGAAGATGGTGCAAACCTCAAGATCAAAGCTGAAACCAGTGGAGATTTCGTAACATTTGCATCTTCTGGCTTCTACAACAAGCCTCAGATCAAGCTATCAGATGAACAAATCGATAAGATTTACGAATCTGCACATGATCTGGAAGCCATCTATCCCAAGAAGACAGTTGATGAGCTTCAAGAAATCTTGGATGTTCATTTTTACGGAAAGAGTGGTGGAAAGACTTCCACACCCAAGACTACAAATGCAACACTGAAGCAACCACCAGTTCTAGATGATGACGATGTGAATGATGATATTCCATTCGATTTCCCATCCAAAACAAGTGGTTCAAGTGAACCAAGTGAAGATGATATCGATAAAATGCTAGCCGACCTAGAAGACTAATATATGTTAACACCTGAAGATAAAAAAGTATTATTGGATTTTGCTGGCCCACTCTTTGCTCAAAGTAAAGAGATCGATTCGATGTATTACAACGACTCGAAGCCAAAAACTGATGGTATTGAAGATTCAGGTATCGCGTATGGAATTCAAAAGGCGCTTGAGAGAGATTTCGCAAACTCTCAAGCGCCTCGTCGCGTCGAAGCTGCTCATGTACCCATGCCTCAGTATATTCCAATTCCACAGCATATACCAGCTCCGATGCCTCAATACGCGCCTCCTGTTCCTCAACAAGATCCAGACCAGTTGGAGTTTAAGTTCAACGTAACCGAGCAAGAAAAAACAAACACGTTGTTGGAAGCTCAAAATAAACTCATCAAACAGTTGATAACCAAGATCGATAAGCTAATATCCATTTCAAATGAAAGCACAAAAGCTAAAACTTAACAAATCTGATTTCTTATTCTTTCTGGATTCACTATCCAAGCTCAGCGATTCCGCCATTCTAACTATTAAAGATGGCGGAATTTCCGCATTAAGTACTAATATAGATGCGTCGTTGTTTTTGTGGAATTCAATGCCAGTCGAGTGTGACGATGATATAAGCACTCTCAATATACCTTCACTATCAAAGCTTAAATCAGCGTTGGATTTGTGTGAATCGTCCGAGTTTATTGAGTTGACCCTCAATAGAAACAACCTTGAGTATCGGGGATCTTCTGTGAAGTTTAAATATCACCTCCACGAAGATGGGGTTCTCATGAAGAGCAAGACCAGTCTGGAAAAGCTCAAGAGTTTGAAGTATGATATATCCACAGTCTTTTCAAGAAGCTTTTTGAAATCTTTCTTGAAGGCAGCTACTTCTTTTTCAAAAATCACCAAATTACACTTGTATACTGATGATGATCATCTGATGTGGTCATTAAAGGATTCAACCATAGCAAACAGCGATGTATTCACTATGAAAGGCAACGAAGTTGACTTTGAGTTGGATTCTTTAATTCTGAACATAGACAATATACGTCTAATGCAGTTCCCAACTGATAATATCAATTTAAAAATAAACACATCACTTGGAATTGCTAAAATTGAGTTGAAATATGGGAGCGTCGATCTAAATTATACTATATCAAGTTTAATAAAATGATTAAAAACAAAGTATCAACACTGGGTTATTTTTTAAAGCGTCTGCGTGATTGTGGATTCATAGCTATAAAAGTATATGACAAGTATTCATTTCAAGATTCACGAAAGTGGACTGTTATGGTCGATCCCGGTGGCAGAAGCGTTGGTATAACTTGCTACCAAAACAAAGATTACAAGGGTGATGTGTTTTTTGAAATAAACGACGGCGGCACCCTCTTTCCAAAGAATTACAATTTGAAAACAAATTCCATGGAAATTGTGATTACTTCTCTTCTGGAAAAGGGAGTAAATCAAAAGAGCGAGGATAATGAATTTCTAAAAAAAGAAAAGGTTTAATTTAAATACTATTATGAACGATGACGAATCGGATTATACGGAAGACGATATAAAGAAACTTTTAATTGATTCGTTAAAAATAAAATTAAAAGATGATAGGAAAAAACCTAGTCGGGTTAAAATGAATCAGGCTATAATTTCGTCTTTAAGTGAGTTCATGAGTTGCTTTGCCCTCATAGGTTATGATTTAGAAGGCAATTACGTCAATCTAAGGATAAGCAAAACACCTATGGATAAATCTGCTTTGGAGCATTCCTTTATAAAGGAGTTTAGTAAATTTATAAATGAGTCAATGTAATGTTGAAGGGTTTATTCAAGAAAAAACTAAGATTTGGAGACGCATATGCGGTGCAAACTGGTGATTATGCGGGTCAAATGTACATTTTCATAGAAAAAACAAAGGACAGCTATGAATTCTTGTCAAGTCCGCTGATGGAAAATCGATCAGTGCCTGTGGAAAAGTTTGACTTTGCGTTGCAGGAAGGTATAATTGAGTATGTCGAAAGGTTGCCTAGATATGTCCGCAATATTACGCGGGCTAAATTCAAAGAAAACGAATCATTTTATAAATCTGCCTGAGAGTTATGTGGTTTCCAAGTTTTTTGAACTGGGACCATATCCAACGCAGAACGCATACAACAACACATATCAATGTTGCTGCCCTATATGTAAAGAAGGTAAAAGTTTTGGAAAAAAACAGAGATGTTTCTACATCCCATCAAACGATTTGATATTTTGCCACAATTGTGGATGGTCTAGCAAGCCTCTGAAGTGGATTACCACAGTCTCCGGGATGTCGGTATCTGAAGTTTATGCAGAAATACAACAGGGTGAGTTTGATATGATTAATATATCAGATGGCGAAGTTCCAACCTCTGTTGAAGTGCCATCATTACCTCAAGATTGCATCAATTTATACGACAAAACTCAAGTCTCGTTCTACATTAAAAATAATATAGTTGTAAATGCCTTCAAATATTTAAAATCTAGAAATCTGCTGAAGGCCATCAACAAACCAGACTCCATGTATATATCTTTGAAGGATTATGGACACAAAAACAGATTGGTTCTACCATTCAAGGACGTTGATGGTAAAATTGTATTCTACCAAAGCCGTAAAATATTTGATTGGGACGAAAAATGCAGATACTTATCAAAGCGTGATTCAGATAAATCGCTATTCAACATAGATAAGGTCGATTCATCGAATGGTGATGTCATTTACATGTTTGAAGGCCCGATTGATGCGTGTTTTATAAAAAACGGAGTCGCGGTCGCTGGCATTAATGAAGGTAATGTGCTGTTTACAAATAAACAAGAAGAACAACTAAGGCAGTTTAAGTTTTTCAAAGTTGTTTGGTGTTTGGATAGCCAATATTTGGATTCAGCGAGTAGAGAAAAAACCAAAGTGTTGCTAGAATCTGGACAAACTGTATTTATTTGGCCTGAAAATTACGGCAAAAGATACAAAGACTTCAATGAAATGTGTATAGATAGAGATATTTTTGAAATAGATCAAGAATTTGTCAATAAAAATACATATTCTGGTAAATTGGGTCTTACAAGATTAAGAATGATCAATTAAACAAAAAACCCATGGATAACCATGGGTTTTTTTTGATTTTTAGGGTTTTTAAAATTCAGACATACTTGTATTTCGCATTCTTGGTCTGCGCCATGAATCCGAGGAATCCTTGGTGCAACGCAGCCAAGTCAGAAGCAACACGGGATATCTTCGTTTGCTGTGATTGTTTCATCTTATCAAACACTGTATCAGGCTCCGCATTAGCTAATCTGCTTTGAATGCTTGTTGGGTCTTCGCTATTCAAGACCTTTAAGAATTGATCGATTGAATCAATCCATGTTTGCAGTTCACCTACGATTTGCTGGTTTCTTTTTGAGAGGATATCAGCTAATTCGCTTTGTGTAGTGTCCATATCAGTCGATGCGTCGAATGCAGTTGGGTCAGTTCCATCATCTAGAGAGTTTTCCATAGCATCTCTTTCGAGATCGTCATCCATCATATCAATATCATCGGCTTCTAATAAAACCTTCTTAAATCTAGCAGCGTATAGATTGGTCATAGCAGTATTTAGTGCTTTGATGAATAAATATACACATGGCAAGCAAAGATTCCCCATATTCTACAGGTTTCATGTCTTCAAATATTAATTTTGATACTGATACCGAACAAATGTTTAGACAGATCAAAAGAGAAGAAAACGAAACACACGAAGCTATTCCAACTTTGCCATATGAAATGACAATGTTGCCACAATACTGCGCGAATATTGTCGATAATGCCATGAATGCATCAATTAACATAGAAAATGTACTAAAATCTAAGAATTTTAAAAATAAAGACGACCTTTTAAAGTTAAAGAACAATTTGGATAAAATGATAAAATATCTCATCAGAAATGTCGATCCAACTCTTGACAAATTCGCAATAAGGCGTAGTATGGACTCAAATGACGAGTAAAACAGTGTATAGTTCCATACTGGCATCGCTAGTATCCATCGTATTGTTATCATATGGACTCAGTACTTGGGTTCCTTTTACAAACACATTATCCTTACTTGGATCGATTTTGATCATCGCTGGTTGCGTTGTATATGCCAAATATACGGGGGTTCTTTCAAAGAAAGAAGAAAAACCATCCAGTGATATGGATGATATTGCAAATATGATTTCTGAAATGGATGAAGTCATATCTGAATATGAAAACATGCTTTCAGAGCAACTGGTAAAACTTCCATGCAACTGCGGTCAGACTTTATTCGAGGGTATTTTGATACCAAATGCCGAGAATATGTGTAAATGTCCATCTTGCAAAGAGACATACAAGGTTATGGTAAGCTATGATTCAATTCTGGTTACAGAACCTCTGGAACCAGCTACCATTTATGAAAATTTAACAAAAGCTGCTTCGACCGACATTAATAAAACGCTAGAGTAAACTGGTCGCATGCAAAACGTAAATATAAAACTGAAAAACGGCAAAGTCGAAATCATGGATGCAGTTTCATTCTCCAGATGGGTTTGTCTGGTCGAAGCTTTCGACATTATTTTTGAAAAAGCCGCTCAGCTCAATTTGGATATTGAGAGCTTTATAAAACCCGTCGCCATCGAACACTACATCAACGAAAGATTCGATTCTGTTCTGTGTGATGTGAAGTATGAATTGGAGAATGGTTTATTGAACTGATAACTCTCGCTCAATTCGTTCAATTGTCTCTTTACCAAGAGAAGGTTCGAAGTGTGCTTTTAGTTCAGTTGTATCCAAATCTAGTTCTTTGAATCCGATGAGATAATTTTTGAATCTTTGGTCTAGCTGATTTGGGTACGACACACCTTCTGGTCTATAAAATCGATGGCACCACCTTAAAAACGGCAGGCATAGTGTTCGCTTGCCGTTTTTTCTGTATTTTTCGTGGATGTATCCTTCTTCACCACCAAATCCCCTGAACTTTGTATTGAATCCTAACCATGAATCTTTTCTACATGAAAATAATCCAAGACCCTGCGCGGGTATCTCAAAAGGAACTCCGTTAGGATCTTCGCCTCGCTCATCATTACCCCACACCCCCCACATATTTGACCTCCAAACGAGATCAAAATGGGTAGAAGTTCCTTTAAGATTGTCATAAACCAATGGTCCTTGTAATAAATTGCCGTCATCTTCATTGTTATCATAAAAGTCTATTAATTTTTTAAGAGATCCCGGTTCTAGAAGAACATGACTGTCTATACTTAGCACATAAGGTGTCTCAGCAAGATCAAAAATTTTATTTCTGACAATAGTCGATTTATAATTTGTGAAAGGAAAGTATTGCACTGGTTCATCAACCCAATCTAAAAATTCCCGTATGCATTTGGAATGTGTTCCAGATGGATTATTGTCAATCACGACAAATTCGACATTATCCATCACTTCTTTGTGAAATAATCTGATTGATTGTATTGTGAAATACAAACCGTCCAGATCATCATGAACTGCCATCCCAATTGTAAGTTTCCTCATATTTTAATTTATTAAAAATTGAGTTTTTTGCAAGTATTTTCAACACATTCAGATGTTGTCGATGTGTTTAATGGAATTATCGTGGTGGTTGTAGTTGTGGTAGTAGTTGCTGGGAGGGTTGTGTTTATAGTCGATGGATCTGTTAATGAAGGAGACGGGGGGATTCTTACTTTCATTATCGGAGGTAGTGGAAACGGTGATTTTGTTGTATTTTCGACCGGAGGAGGGAATATATACTTTATTTTAGGAGGACAGCACGGTATTTTTGGAGTTGCCGTTGTTGTCGAAGTAGTGGTCGGTTCTGGTGTTGTACCTGTCGTTTCCATAATTAATATCCTAATTTATTAACACATGGTTTGCAAATTATACTGACTGTTGTGGATGTTGATGTCGATGTTGTAGTTATCGGCTGTATCGTAGTTGGAGTGATAGTTGTAGTTGATATAATCGAAGATGGGTCCGTCAATGGATAGCTCGGAGGAACTTTGACGGTTATGGCTTCAGGAAGAGGCGTCGGGGTTTTCGTAGTTACTATTACCGGTTCAGGAGGATGCTCTATAATCAACTCAGGGCAACTTAAACATGGGTAGCATGTCGTAGATCCCGGAATTGGGGGTGGTGTCGTGGCTGTAGTTCCAGTGGTAGTACTTGTTGTTGTACTTGTGAGTGGGGGGGTAGTTGTAGTGGTAGTAGTTGTAGTGGTAGTAGTTGTGGTACTACCTGAAGGTGGCGGGGTAGTTGTAGACGAACCCTCTGGTGGAGGTGTAGTTTCGTCTGGTGGAGGTGTAGTTTCGTCTGGCATACTTACATCCTGTTAAATTCGACTGTTTCTACAGTTGTTGCATTTTCGGTTCCTTGTGTGTGAAAATTTTTCAAAAACAAAACACTTGGAGCACTTAATGACGAGATAGGAGATGAATATGAAAAACCGGGTCTAAATATGTCAGCGGAATCAGGATTGAAATTTATATTAATCGAAGTTAATTCTATGAATTCAGTTGATCCGTCTGGTTTAAAATCTATAGTGATCTTATCAGTGTTTGTATATTTAAATCGCATGGTTTTGTACGACTTGCCACTTGATAATATCTTAAATTCTGGATTTATATTTGAAAGTTCATTATAGTATGTAACATTATCATTAAAATCTCTTATAATTAAACTATTTCGTTTTATACTACCTAAACCAACACCGCTTCGAGTATTTGATGATAAAGCAAACAATCCAGTGGTGTCAAATGCTATACAAATCCCTAGAATTGAATCACTTTCCCCATTACCTTCGAGTATTATGCGTTCATAATTTTCAGTTAATATGTAATTTCCATCTTCATCTAGTAAAAAACCAGATAAGGGAACAGTTCCGCTATATCCCAAATAATGACCCGGAATTGAAGACAGAGATGGTTTTGTTGATGTTAAGAAAGTTGCAAATGCAGCTTCATTACCAGATATAGCATACTGAAAACTCCAAATTATGTCATAATTTGGGTTGTAGTTCTTTTTTTCATCTACAAATGCTATATATTTTGCATTTGCTGGTAATTTAACATCAGATGGAAAGCTCATATTATAAAGTATAACCGATTAGTCGCACGCTACCATTCTCGTCAGAGTTTCCTATCGACACTCGAAGTGCAAAAGATGAAGAATTTCCGTTTGAACTCAGGGGAATCATGCATTGAGTGGTTGAAGTGGAACCTCCGTAAAATTTTGTGCTTGATTTATTTATCAAATATTCATTTACACCAACAACGTAGAGATTTGTTGGTGTATTTAAAAGTGATGTATTTAAAGCAGCACATATTATGCCTTGCTGACCATTATTCGTTAAATTCAACGTACTTTCCAGCAAGACCGTTTTCGCATTCGCTGGTAATGTTTGCGGCAATGCTAATATGGTAGGATAAACTGTAATAGTTGACGTTTCAGACATATTACTAGTTACAGTTTTTACAGTGATTGGAGTTTTCAAGAATTTCACATATCCTGAAGAATTTACTATCTCTGTACCTGAAAGCGTGGTTACAACACCAGCTGATACAAATGGAACTGAGCTTACTCTTCCATAATCATCAACAATAAATGGAGTTTCCACAGTTGTTGATGGTATAATTGGCGGTAAACCAATTTGTATATTGCCACTCAACGTGCTGACAGGAGTTCCAGTTACAGTAACTCCATTCAATGTTCCAGATAGTGTATTTCTAACAGTGAGGGTCGATGTTACTAAATTATCAGCGATAGCTTTGATAATGAAATTGGTCCCGACTGCACTCAAGGATACATTAGTTCCACTGTTCAAGCTAAACGTTGTCGAAGATGCTGGGTCTCCAGTTACCCCATACAATGTTTTATTTGTTAAATTAGGAACATTGAAGTTTCCACCAGAGCCTCCGTAAGTGGTGCCTATGGCGGCGGATAGATCTGGGTATACTGATCCTGAAACACTCTGACCATTGCATAGAAGCCATCCATAAGGAACAGTTCCTCCAGAAACAAACGGTGTTATCATACCTACAGGTATTCTGGATGCAGAATTACTTACATAAAATGTATTAAGAGAAAGCGGAGTCGCCCAAGATAGATTTCCATAGATATCTGTTGATAAAAAGAAATCATTTTGTAATCCACCAGATGGCCATTTATAATTGACAGATTCTATCGATAGTTTGGACGGCAATGATAGATATTCAGAGTTATATGGTGAAATTCTGTTTGTTGAGATCCCACCACCGCTCAAGTTTAAAGTATTCGTGGATGCGTCGATGTCAATACTGTTACCTGCTGTGTAAACAGATCCTACAACTCTCCAATTATTGATATCTGTATATAAATTCCCATTGAATTTACATAAAGTTTTGTTCACAGTATTGAATACCAAGTCTCCTACCTGTGCATATGAGAAAGTAATGGGATTACCTTCGCCCAAATATTTATTACCAGCGACTAGACCACCGAGAGTTGAGCCATCTCCGATAAACAATCTATCAATGTCGGTTGCATATCCAAGTTCACCGCTATCTAGAAGTATAAGTTTTCTGTCTGAATCCTGTCCTTGACGAACGATGAGTTTCAGAAGAGTATTTTGGAGGATTTCAATTGAATTTGACATATTTTATATATTTAAAACTTGAATACTGGTATCGCATATGAACCAGTCCCATATGAGGTTTCTATAACTATAAATCCAGCGGATGATAATAAGATATTATTACTAGTCAACCCGTTTGATGAGATTGCACTTATAAGGGTTTGATTTGTGTATGTTGTCTGTAAAGGATTCCCGTTGAATACAGATAACATGGAAGTGTTTGTCTCATTTCCAGTAAACGATTGTGTTATAGTCGAAGACAGTGATGTAATTTGACCCTTTGAATTGTATGTGAAGTTGGAAAAACTAGCATTTCCTCCACTACCCAATATGTCTTTCAATGAAATTACATTGGAGTTATTTTGAATAGTTGCGCCATCAACACTTGCGATGATGGAGACTAACTTCCCAGCACTTAAACTTAATCCATTTCCAATAGCGTCAGGGCCGATGGAACTCAAACCAACAGAACCCAAAGGCACGCTCGTCAAGGACAGAACACCACTATTGAACGAGAAACCAGATCCCACATTTAATCTTATGGTATTGCCGCTTCCACCTGTCAATCCGTCGCCAAATGAGCTTGATGCTATGTGGTTTTGATTGATTTGAAGGACGGATAATTGATTTGTTGTGGAAATCGTGAGGGTAACTCTATCTACATTGGCAGATAATCCATTGGAAGCGGTTGCAACCAACCCACCTTGGTTATAGGCAGCGCTTTGATCAAAATTAGCGCCACTTATCGCGTTATTTTTGATGCTTAATTGTCTCGATGTGTTATAGTATAGACTTGTGTTATCAGGATTGGTTCCAATAAATACCCAAGAAGACAATTGACTATAATCCGATCCAGATAATTGATACAAGAACCCGTTTTCATTTACAATATCCCCTCGAACTGCATTTTGGAGAGTGTTTCTTGTATTTGAAACAGTCAAAGGATCGTGATTTAAGTTGCCAGCAACCACACCTCCAGATAGAATACCATTCCCTATGAATAAACGTTTAGTATCAACTGTAAATCCAAGCTCTCCTTGCTCAAGTATGATTCTCTGACGTTGTGAATCCGTTCCTCTTCTTACTTTAAGTTTGATTATTGAAATATCTGCCATAATTATGAAATTCTATTCCAAACATACACACCGTATGATGGATTTGTTAGTGTTATAGGGGTTATTTGTGAAGCTCCAACCACTCCAGAAGTTCTTCCAACAGAAGGTACCACTGCGTTTCCCTCTAATCTATAAGAAACTGGGTTGGTTTGTAACCTTCCACCTCTCGCTAAGTAATTTGTAGAAATCAAAGAATCTTTATCTGCGGAAAAGTCTTCAATTTCGTTTGCTATGAAGTGAAAGTGATCCGGTATATTAGAAGAAGATAATGTTTGTTGATAAAAACCCCCAGTATTAGCACCTACGGTCACAGTTTTGGAAACACCCCCAGCATCAGTTCCGGTGCCGACTCCTGTTATCACCATTCCCTGTGATACTTGAACCCACGACGTTCCTATAAAGCGGGTAGCGGGGTTTGTGGAATCCAATGTTAATAAGCACGACCCTACTGGATAAATGTAATCAATTAATTTGATTAGATTTGGCTGAGATGGGAAAATTATGTTTCCTGCGCTCAAGGAACCCGTTACGACAGCCCCATTGTTCTCCATACCCAGAGAAAGAGATGATTTGTTGCCTAAACCGTCATAAACATCGGTTATATTTGCAGATGAAAGCGATTCTGCTTCCACATGCAACAAAGATCCGTATAAATCAGATATGAACTGATCGGTGAGTGATTTCATTAGTTATATTTATGCTTAAAAATTGCTTTTCAAGATAAATCCACTAGTTTCTTTTGCAGATCATTTATCAATGTGAATATTCGCTGCAAAGATACAACATTTACATTCTCGTTACCGTTTAATATCAAGTTAGTCAACTCATAAGTTAATTCAGGCGTTGGAATTACAGATAATGTTGGATTTGCCAAATCTCCAGTGCTTGATTTCACCTTTTCAACGATGGTTGCGATGTTGATGGTATCAATTAGGAGATTTGTGATGATTGAATTGAAAGAAATACCAACGCTGCTCGTATTACATTTTATCCCCGTGAATGCTTTTGATACATTTAATGGCACATAGGTTTCATACAACGAAGATCTGGTTTTAGATATGTATATACGCCCGATGTTATGCATTATGTAATACAGATATCCATTTTTTTGGATTGTATTGTACGTCAAGTTGTTGTAACTGTTTGACAACATCTTGTTTGAATTGAACTTTATTTGGATATCGTTTATGTTTTCTTCGGTTTTGTTTATGATATAATCATTTAAATAGAAGAAATTTGAAGATCTAGCTTTAGCCAATCTGTTATTTATGTTTAAAAGCGGGCGAATTTCGGTTTCCGCTCTAGGTTGATCCGATTGTTCTATCTGGGTGATGGTCTTTTTCAGATAAAAGAAGTCAGAGTCCTCTGTTGAAAACTCAATTCCTGTAGCTTCGTCGGCATATAACAATTCTTCACGACGAAATGTGTTTGTGTAATCATCGCTATCGAAAAATATGAAATAATAGAGTCCATTCTTCTGACCGACTGCTATTACATTGTCGTCTTCTTTTCTTATGTCAATTGCTATGAGATTATCTAGATCCAAATCACTCAATGATAGTTGTAATAGGATTTCATTTGAATATTTGTTTTTCAAATACAGAACATTCCCACTGTATTCTGTTCGCTTGTTGAATCCTATCGTATATAATCCTATATTTTCAGAGTTGGCCGAAATTGAAATGCTATCTTTTAAAAATAGATTGCTACAATCTTCGTATTTTGATAAATTATATATTAAAAGTTCAGAATTTGTATAAAAATACAATTCATCAGAATCATAATCCTGTTCAATTTTTAAATTTACTGAGTTTTCAGCCTGACTGACTATTGTTAATTTCTTAGATGGATCGTTGAAAGTCCCGCTTAGAGCGTATGTGATATTATCAGACACACAATAGTATATGAAATTGTCATTGGCGTCTATTATGAAAGAACCAGACTCCACTCTATCCAAGAATGCCCATTCTTTAGAATAACTAAATGGATCGCTGTGTGTATACACGTTTTTCCCATACATTTCATCATCCGGTGTTCTAGAATCAGCCTCTGTTGAAGTTAATGTATAAAAGTAGGTGTTTTTGTAGTCGTAAGGAACATTGTTTGGATTTATGAAAATTGAATTTTTATAAATTTTCAAATTATTCTCATCAATGCGTCCGAATAACTCATTCAAGGTGTTGTCGTTTAGTATATCCAACGCATTTGGAACTGCTAAATCGATAGTTGGTGTGATTCCATCGAAAACAGCATAATTTAAATACAAATCACTTAAAAAGTTTGATTTTGGAGTCAATTCTCTGGATTCATAGCTTGGTTTTTTACCAGAATATGCAACGCCGCTCAACACATGGAAATAGCCACTGTAAGGAGCTGAATCCAGTGTGAATGCATTGCCATCATCATATTTGAAATAAGAAATCATATGTAATTTGTGAATTTTATGTTATTTATAATTGAAGTTGCTGGAATGTTTTGTTGGATCTTGTCCAACATGACGTTTTTCAGATATTCCAGAGTATCAGAGTTACTGATTCCTAAATTATCAATCGATACATTGATATAATTACTCTTATTTGAATTCCCATTGCAAATTGTCTGGATATGTTTGATATCATCGAGAGAATTTCTCATTCCACATGGTAGAGTGATAACAATATCATCAACCGCTTGCCTGTTTTGTATAAATGGAATTATAAATGCTAAATTCTCATCAATTTTTTGATCTGCTATTATTATATCGGTTGTTATACCATTCGGCTCTAAAAGATCTTGATCGTTGTAATAAAATTTACCATATATGATCGATTTGTTGGAAAATTGAGCGATTTCAGTTGATATATCCAACACTTTGGCGTTATTTAAAAAGAAGAATCCTTTTCCAGTCAGGGCATCATAACTGAAACAAACGAAATTATCTTTGTACTTCTTATAAAGTGTCGTTGCGTCGAATATCAAGGTTTGATTATTTGAATTATTGAATAATTTCAATTCAAATGTTATATCATCCGCTGTTTTTGTAATTTTTACCCCAGCATCTATATTATTTCGAAGACTTTGGATAGTCCACTCTGGATCAGATCCATTAAAGTAAAACGATAGCGTTATCTTGCCAGCATCATTGATCAAATTTTGATAATTTAATGGGATTTGATTTGCTCCACCACAATCGACAGTGTTTGTTGCTGTAATAATATCGAATAATTCATTGTTATTGAATCTGTGGTATTCGTATTTTCTATTAGGTTGAAAGCTCAGATCACTACGCTTGTCAAAAATCACATATTTCGAAACATTTGAACTCAATGTTGCGTTTGTTGTGATTAAATTTTCAATTGCCTGATCATATGTGATATCAAACACGCCTTTTTCAGACAATGCATTCTTCTTGGATATCAAATCCGGGTAGAAGTATCGATCAACCCATGTTTTAGTTTCACCTACACCTGATAACCATGTGCATAGATAAACCTTTCCATCTTCTGAATAGTTGTTTGTGTCTATTTGATAGATTTTATCAGCATATTGTGGAGTGTCGTATCCATATGATCCACAATCCACGAATCTGGTGTCATTTATATTCAGATTGCTGAATGGATACATACTTGAAGGAGCCTGAAATTCAGTGATACCTCGTCTTATTAAATAAGGTTTGTTGTAAAATACGTAATTTAAAGAAAGTTCAGATGAATTTTCAGAATCAATTGTGTTTGTTATATTTGTATAATTTCTGAAATCATCAACCGCTATGTCATATCCAGATGATAGAAGATTCTGACCGTTTGTGAATACATCACTTACAGTTAGTTGATTTTTTAAAACGATAATGTCTTTATATTCAGATGAGTATGGAGAATGAATTAAAAAGTTGTTGCTTAAATCAAACTCACTTTTAGAAGAATCGATTATATTCGAAGCATTCTGATATGTCACGAATGATGTGTTTGGAGATACTTCAAGTTTATATTCTTTAGGTCTAGCGACTTTGAAATTGCTTGTTAGGATTGTATTTTTGTTTTCATCATTCAATTCAATCAATACAAGCCCATCGCCTTCTTTCTTTACCAGTTTATTACTGGAAAGAGCCTTTATAAGAAATAGTTCTTTCTTGTCGTTGTATATGTATTTGAAAAATTGAGGATTTTGCTCATCCTCTTCATCGGGAAGTAGAACATCCCATTTAAATAACAGATCGCCACTATCTTCACTTAGTAGATAAGTTTTTCCAGATTCTATAAATGATATTGTGCATAAATTATTTTGATAAAAGTCCAAATCAAAATATGTTCGTTCGCTTAATTCATCATCGAATGTTATGGAATAAGTATTTGCATTTGCAATCGGTGTTGATCTTGACAAATAAACAGATCCAGATTGCAAATAAGTCAGAAGTTTTTCTGATTTTAAAGTATTTGTGTTGAATTTTAAAAAAGTATCTGCTCTTGTATTATTCGTCAGATAAAAGTTTGAATATTCTTTGGTTTTGAAATCATTAAAACCGGAAAGCGCCAAAGGGAAATTGAAAGAAAATCCGTTTTGATATGTTCGTCTTACTTGTTTATAAGAAGTATTATCCATCGTTGACTTCCATGATTTAGAAGTCAACGATGATAGAGATTTTATGATCGTTTCCATTTAAATATTTAAGGCGGTAGCGTAGTTGTTGTCGTAACCGGACCCGGTGTGGTTGTTGATGTTGGACCCGGTGTGGTTGTTGGGGACGGTGTGGTTGTGGATGCTGGTATCGGGGGTGTTGGTGGTGGGGTTGTCGTATTTAAGCTTTCAGCTTCTACTAAGAACCCTCCTTTATCCACAGAAAATATAAACTGTTTGTTGTTATCAGATACTTGCATAATATTTGCATATATATGCTTCATATCCCCGATACTTTCAAAATAATCGGATGTTATTATTTTGAAAGGTTGCACTATTGAACATTTGTCACCATTTATATATTCTATATTGACTTCGGCAGATAATAATTTATATCTGGATGTTTCTGATGGATAATAGAGGTGGGATACTTCATTTGAAAGTATTGAACTTATTTTATTATAAAGTATTTCTGGAATTATACTGTCAACTCTGTAGTCTTTACTGAATGAATTTTCAAAAATAGCAGACTCTCCATCACCCCAATTGATTCTTAGATACATGGGAATTTCAGACTCTGATATCCCACTCAATACAAAGGTCACAGAAGTCAAATCATACAGTTTGACTTCTGGTAATGTTGAAGATAGTGCGGTTGCTGAACTAGCAAATCCAATTGTGTAAGTATTCATAGAGTTAATTCTTCGTTTATCAATGATACTGGTCCTGATGATAGATAAACATTCAGTATAGTGCTATAATTAGTTGTGAATAGGTTTGAGTAACTCTCAAACGATCCAAAATACACATCGTGTTTCAAGAATGACACATTCGGATTAATGATGAAATCATATTCATTCAATGCGATCATTTCATTTTGATCTTTTATCAAAAACGAGATGTTGTATATATTATTGGTGCTATTATACACCAGAACTGGTTTATCTACAATATCAAACCGAACATTGCCACCAGAAACACTGAAAAATTGAGTGTTTGAAGTGTAATCTGTGTCATTTATTGGGAATATTTTCAAGTTTTTACTTGTCAACGTATCATACTTATAAATCTCTGGATATATGATGTAATTATTTGTTGAGATTGTCGGAGTTGTACTGTTGAGAACACAATAATATACATCGGTTCCCACTTTAAATCTATTCGACAGTTGATTTACATCATTTGTTGAGTGTTCGATCACATAAGCTGTCGTATTTGGATTTACGAAACTTGAATTTTCATATTTTATCTTTTCGAAAATGAGATAATTGTCGGTTTCGATGGATAGTGTATCATATGCAATCTCAAATTTATTAACGCTTGATAATTGAGCGAATACAGCGGAATTGTACTTGGAACTGAGATAAGAAAATTCACTCAGAAGAGCTGATACTCTATTGGTAGAGCCGTTTCTCACAAAAATCTTACCATTCAAGTCAATTCTGTCGTTGTAAGTGTTTCTATCAAAAGAATCCACTTCAAATGAGGTAGCATTATCGGTTTGATTGATATATGTGTAATTTACTTTATCAAATTGATAATCATAGACAAATTCTGTTGTAAATTTACCTCCATCCACATTCAAGACTGAATTTCCAGAAAGTGGTCGTAGTGTTTGTGTAAAATCGGCTGTTAATGTTGGATAAGCGGCATCTAAAAGAGCGCGTTGGAGCGGTGATTTCGTATTTAACGCAGCTTCAAACAGAGTATTGTAGTAATACACTCCAGAACCCGGAAAACTGTTTAAATCGGAGTTTATAGGATCACTTAGAAACTCCGTATCATTTTTCATGAAGAGTCCGCCATCTCTTATTTTAAATGAAGGTTTTAAATTGGACTCCGTTGGCGCTTTTAATTCTTGATAAGGTGAGAAAAACCTGAAGAAGAGGGTCCAAGCACCTGAAGTTGAAGAAAATGAATTGGTGTATGATGATAACCCAGATCTTATTGTTTCGGTATATGATGTATCATCATATGTGAAATAATTAAAAGCATATTCTTCACCATATAAATCATCGTAGAACTGATAACCATTTAATATCAGACTTTTGATGTATGATGGTGTCCTTACTTGGATGTTTGATTTGAAATTGTCGTCTATTTTAAATAGACCAAACTTATTTCCATACACATCTCCTTTTTGATCTGCAATATATCCAGATTCGAATATTGATTCGAATGATTGATCAAACGAATCGGATTTCTCAGCAACATATCCGTAGTATTTTGTATCTGATTTATTAGATATCGCTTGATTGACAGCGTTTCCAGATGATGTGTTTCGTTTTAGATATTCACCATCTACGAAAAATGTCAAAACCTCATCATTACTTCCAAATATGTTTGGATCAGGGAAAAAGTATAACGAATTTGGTTGTAAATTGGCGGTATTTATTAAAAACGATTCGTTTTTACCATCTACAAAGACAATACTTGTTTTACTTGGCTTGAAGAACCCCAAGTCTTCTTTAGTTATTAAAGATCCTTTGTGTGTGGATGCTGTCGTCGGGTAGTTTCGGTTTAATACATTGCCGCTTTTAGCAGAAGCTTTGAAAAGCTGACCTGATACAAAATCGGTTGATGTCGAACCAGTTGAAATGTAATAAAAATCACTACTGACGCTCTTTTCAGTTAGTTTTCTTTTATTATCAAAGAGCTGATCAACTTCTTTCAGAGCTTTAATTTCATCCGATACACCTACAAATACTTCAGAAATCAATTCTTCATTTGATTTAAGGAAAATGTTTTGATTATAATCCAAGTCCTTGTAATCATATACATATTGATCAGGGGTTTGATCGAAATATGTGCCATATACATTGTATAGCTCTTCAATATCAATTTTCAGCTTTGTTTTTATCGCTTCGATATCATATTCTATTGGTCCAAGCTCTTGATTTTCTAAGAATTCGAGGGTTTTTTCAAAAATTACCTTTTCAACTCCAAGTACGCTACCCTTTAGCTTTTTTCTAGTTATTTCGTATTTTACATCACTTCTTTTAGAATTGTAATATTTGCAAATATCTACAAGTTTTCTACTGTAAAACCCTAAAACTGTATCAAGATCGTACTCATCATTGAAATCAATCTTGGAAATGAATTCTTTTTCTTCCAGAGTTGTATATTTCAGATTTATATCCTTTATAAACTCTCTGTATTTCTCAACTATCAGGTTGTTTTCCGTGGAATTTGAGTTTTTCTTTTTGGTATTCCAACGCTTCAAGTATTCATTGTAATACGTTTGTAATACATCGGGTTCAAAGCTTATCGAAACGGTTTTGATAAACAATAAAAACGACATTGGAGTACTAACATCCAATGCATTAATTTCTAAAACGTTTGGGTTTGTTATACTCTTTGGTACTTCGGGATACCCGTACTGTAGCGTCGATGACATTGATAATATTTACTTGTCAGATGCCGACTTTGATCATATTGACAAAGATTGATAAAGAGAATCCAAGAACATATTATTAAACACGCCATCCGAAGCAAATAAATAAGAATTATCAACTGTCGGACCAAGTATTGTTGTTTTTGAATTTTCGAAATTTATGATGTTATCAGTCACGGTGCCATCATAACCATCAACATATTCAAAAAACACATAATATTTTTCGAAATCTTGTGGGCTGAATGATGATGGCAGAACGAGCGGCCAACCCCAGTCTGATGTATATTGAGACAAGTTGTATGTTTGTCCTGATCCAGCACACAGCGGTTGATATGTATTCAGCAATGTGTAAGAATTGCTGAATTTCTCCAGAGCAACGATTGGAGTTCCAGCGGTTATGGTATAAGTCAGTGTATCTATCTGATCACCAATGTTCGTTCCATATTTGTCTTTTTGAGTGTATCCTCTGGTATCGAAATTTTGATTGAATTTATTCGTTGTTCCGATTAGTTTGTTTAGACTGACAGATGCCAGATTCGCAATTCGATCTATGTCTTCAGGATAATTCGTGGATGCTCTGTTGAATACAAGCTCTTCATTATCAACAAGCCTCATATCTGAAATAAGAGCCTGAATGTTTTTAGTGTCGATATCTGTATTGTTTGCTATGAAGTTTGCTATCTTTTCATAAGTCTTGACACCTATTGAATTGTGATCATAGTTATCAGATCCAAATATACTTCCTAAGAAATCATTAAACAGTATAGGATTGTTTTTGATTTTTTCTTGGAAAGCTAAATCGGTGAACGTTTGAGCAGCATTGAAATCCTCATTGACTTTGTATATGTCGTAATAATTATGTGAGTATATATCAAAGTAACTTGAACTTGCACTCAGTGTGAATGCTGATAGATTATCATTTGTGAGCGTTGCGACACAAGATAACTGTACTGCTGTTGTTATCGAGCTAAGATATGGGAATTGGATATATCCTCTGAAAGATCCACCGTGATCCAGTTGATCTATAGTATAGTTTAAAGAAGATATTGTATAATACGTTGATGGTATCAATGCTGTATTCGCTACAAGTCTCTCGTTGGCTTGGGTTAATATATAGAATCCGTTATTATCGATTAGATAATCTCCAGATAATACACTTATAGAAAGAGCCGATAATTGAATATTATTGAAGTTTTTGAGAGAATATTGAGCTGAATCTTTAACCTTTACAACAAATGGTATCTTGCTATTGATAAATTTTGTATGATATATATCGAATGAGCTTATGGGGGTGCTTTCCCCATCGATACCATTGGATGTTATGCTGAGTCTGAACGCATCATTGTTGGGGGTTATATTTGCACTCAGCAAGACTCCCAGATTGTTTAGGTAATCGGTTGTTTTTTCTGCAACTATTGTGTTTGTATTGCTAAACTTGAATAATATCGATGTATTACCAACCGTATCATCTTTGTAATACACGTATTTCGTAGCTGAAGTTCCAACAAAGAATGAACCAGCATCTGTTTTAGAGCATGGAACTATTGATCCGTTGTCAATCTTGGCGTACAATGCATCTCCTGATGTTATTTTGATATCTGGAACCTCGTAATATTGCACATTTTGTATTGCAATATTTGATGTGGAATCAAATATGGAATATGTTGGACGTAAATGTACGAATTTATCAGATTGAATTTCGAAGAAGTTCGTACTTCCCGAATTATTCACTGAATATACAACATTCGTTATGGGCTGATACCACGGATATGTGACATTCAAGGTCCAAGGACCGTGAATAACACTCTGTGTCAATTCCAAGTAGCCTTTATTGGATGATAGATTGGTAAATTCGAGAGTGTATGGTATGTAATCTTTAACTTCTACGTTTTGAGAATAAGACGATATCAATGCATTGTTTTGGCAGTCGAATACCAATAGATTTACTGTGTAAACCCCCGGAAAATTGTAATATTTGATTGCTGTGAGCGCTTTTGATGTTGTACCATCACCAAAAGACCAAACAACATCTTTGTTTGGAAACAAATCCAAATCAGGTATGAACTTGAATGGTGTTGACGATAAGCTATAAGAACTCAATACATTCTCATTCTTGAAATCGTATACATCAAAAGTCGTATATGTTGTTTTTAAATCAGGCATCGATTACTTCTATTTTATTTATTAGCGATTGAGGAGAATAGAAATATGGGAATTTATAAAACGGAAGCGTTGTCGTTTGATTTACGATATCATTGTCACTATCGACATATATCGGATTCCATGATAAGAAAGATACTCCGTTGAAGAATGTATTTTCCTTTGTATTTTCCGTTCTTATTGAAGATACACCCTCAATTCCCAATATCGATGCTGTCAAGTCTGTTAAGTTTAATGTCTGCCCCAATACGTTATTGGATGGCTTGAAAAAATTCAAGATTGTATCATTTATCTTGGATTTCAACACCCCTTTGTTGATTTTATTCGTTTTACTTCTAACAACAACGAGTTTTGATTCATCAACAACACTTCGAAGTGAATTTATTGTACTGAATCCAATATCAAATGCCACGTAGATAGGATCTCTAGGTACAATTTCATTGGATATCATCTTTTTGTCTCTGGTGATGTCAATTATGAGATTTTTAAATGATTCACTGAGATAATTCGGATATGTACCATCTTGCGTTACTTCAAATTTCGGCACACAGAATATGTTGACGTTGTTGAAATCACAACTATCTGCAAAGTTGACCTGATTTATTAAAACACGGTTGACTTTATTCGGATCTACACATATGCGGTAGTAATAGTCGATGTATTCGTTTATAAATCTGTCATTATCAACAACCTTGACAGTATTCAAGATGTTTGGTATGCTCTTGCTCAAGAATTTCTCATAGTCGGCTTCAGTTACAAGTCTGTTTTGTGCAGCGATCAGGAACGGTGCATTGTTTTTGATAGACTCAACAGTTTCAGCTTCACTTATGGTTGTTGAATTCAGAGGATTGTTGAATGTCAATGAAGGACTCAGAACAGTTGTTATGATTTGAGAGTTTGAAGATGTTGTATCCTCATAGATTTCGCTGAATGTATTTGAAGCGTATGTAAAGAGCTTATTTCCATTGATTGCGTTTTTGCTTATGATACCTTTATCACCATCGCTCAAGATATACATTATCTTAACCTCATCACCGGATTCCAGTCGTTTTCCGAATGTGTTGTTTCCGAATTTTACTTCGTAATGTCCATTTTCATTCAATCTAAGCTCATATGCTCTCTCGGTTGCATTTGAAAGATACAAGCTGTCGCTTTCTTTGTATTCATACCAAGTATCGGTATTCACTTCCTTGACATACACGCTTATTGTACCATCTGCTATGAATCTACTGTCATTTGTGTTGACCAAGTTATCAACAACAATCGGAAGAGTTTCAAAATCCAGACCTTCTGATGTATAAGTCGGATATTCTTGAACTGTACCTTGATATAAGATCAGATTGTTGTTGATCGAATCTATAGTTTCATTCGATGTTGTGGTTTTTTCAAAAAGTGTATCTTCCAAAACGGTGTATTGGATATTATCCACTAGAAAGTAGCTGTACTTTCTAATCATATAGCTACCAACAGCCAGATTGGATGATGCGGTGCAGTTGATTGGAACAATTGATGTTTGTCTGCCTGTAGGCTTGTATCCTATCAGTTTAACAATACGATTCATGTTCTCATAAATCGAAGCCTGATCAAAAAG